CGCCAAACCAACGGGACATTTATTTCAACAAATCCAACTCTTTTCATTATTAATTCTTAACATTTTATTTATAGAATAAACAATTAGTTAACACCTTTGCATAATATAAATCGAGAAATAATATATAATTATGAAAGTCGCAGGAAATATCTTAGCATAGTAATTGCTATAATATTATTTAGTCAATATTTACAGAGACCATTAGTTCCAGAGGTAGCCCTCTTACAGCATAGTTGGGACAAATATGTGAAAAGTCGGGAAATTCACAATCAACAATTATGTAAAGTTACCTCAAAGGAGGACCACATGGTTTCCAAATGTATCCGCTGCGGTGAGTTTGGCCGCATCAACAATCCTAAAAACCTTCAATTTCCTCATCTTTGCTTATATCCGGACAGATTAATTCTATTCATCTCCAACAGCGGAGTTATACAACCTGCTATTTACAGGGGCGGCAAGGACAGGCATTATTTATCGGGAACACCCCGAAAAGTTAAGCTGGAACTAAATAACCGCAAGATTATCTGGGCAGGCTACGACCAGCTTCAGCCGAGTTTACATAATACGGATTATGTTGAAAACGGCGTAAAAAAGGGCAAGTTTGTCGCAAAGAAGTCTTATAATTGCCACAAGGTGAGCCAGTTTGTCCCCATACACTTATATGCTCTGCACATAGGGGATGAGTTCTATTTGTTCCGTAACGGTGCGCGGCATGTTATTGAAGGGTTTTATTTCGGTGAAGTGAAGAGTGTTACGCCGGTTGACGGCAGGGAATTTAAGCTGGATGAGAACTTTAAGGTCTGGGTGAAGAAGGATAGGTTGCAGGTTACAGGTTATGGATTGCAGGAGGTGGTGTGATGGGAAAGATAAAACGTGTAGTGATTAAGCGGTTTCGGCAATACTTGAATGAAAAATTTAAAGACATGAAATATAAAAATCACCGTTGGCATCAGGAAACTCGCGCGTATGGAGATTATTTGTATTTCCAGGATAGGGGTATGTTCAATTCGTGTCTAAATGAGGCCCTTGATTCCAAGAATAGTGAGAATAGATTTGCTGATTTTAAAAATTTTAGAGTAACGAAGTGATGAACCAGGAAACAAATTTACTTTTCTGTTACTACTGCGAAATCTACTTACGATATGAGAATGCAATGGTGTATATGATAAGATGGCGGTATTGCGTTAAAATATTTTTGAATTAAAAAAATACAATGAAAACAATGAAAATTAATTTGAAGGAATTGAAATTATGCAGGGGTAAAAAGACGGAGTTAAAAACAAAATTTAAAACCGATAGAATACCTCTAACTCTTGCAAATTTGAAGCGTTACGGGAAATGGCAGGCGAAAATAAGATTTTACCATACCTTTTGGCACGATATGGCTGACCTTTGTTTTCAATTAAGGAAGAAACAGGCTTTTAAGTTTGCATTAAACTATGTTTCTAACTGCAAACGCAGAAATAGCAAGGCTCAAATACCTAACGATAAACTTTTAAAAATATTCTTAAAAATTATCACAAACGAAATTGACAAGTCCTAATGGCAGATTTTGAAGAAATAAACGGTAAATCCATCGAGGAGGCTTTTGAGGAGTTTGACAAGGCTAATCCCGAAGTGTATAAGGTGTTCTGCAGGTTCGCGGAGCAGTGGATAAGTAAGCAGCTGGAGGCGGGGAAGAAACTGGAGGATGTGCGGATATCGGCGAAGCAAGTGTGCGGGAGAATCCGGTGGTGGAGCAGTGTAGAGGTGGAAAAAACTACGGATTTCAGGATAAATGATGCTTTTACCTGTCTGTATGCGCGGAAGTTTTTGAAAGACCATCCGAAATATGAGAGTGTATTTGAGCTGAGGACTCTGAGGAGCAGCAGTGCAAAACTAATGTTGAAATTTGCACACTAATTAACAACGAAAATTAACCAAGAAGGATAAAACAAATGGGAACAACATTACCTATTAAAGACTGGGAAGCTGATTGGACTGCCGAAATTCAGGCAGTTAAAGAACTCGGCGAAAAAATAGGATATGGCAATATGATGGATATTGCATCAAGTCTATGGGGAATAATGCTTGAGGATAAATTTGGACATTCAACGGGAGCTTTTGAACCTGTTTGCATTGCTCCAATTGATGAAAAATATGCAAAAGAGTTAAAAAAATCACGCAAAAAAAGGAATGAGCAAATTAGAAAATTACTTGTCCCTGAAAATATGGAAGATAGATTATCTCAACCTAAACAACATTTTATTAGGCATATAGTTAAAGATATGGATAATTCTTTAATCCAAAAATGTGAATTGTGTGGAGAAATTATATCTGATTATAGATTTTCTGAACAGCCGATAGGAGACGAACCACCAAGAGGATTCCCCTCCGGGAGTGTGTTTTTAACAAAAGGGAATCCTGTTTTTTACACAGTAATATTGTCTCCAGAGGATACATTTGAAGATTGTATCAAAACAAACCACCAACACTAATTAAGAATAAAAGGTAACCATATAACACTTTGGGCAAAAAAATAACTTTAAATATTACGCAAAAAGAATATGATGTTTTATGCCTAATTCTTCAAAATATTAATGACAGATGTTTTCACGAGAAGAATAAAGAAGGAAATTATTATAGCGGAGAGGGTTTCGCTGTAATGCTTGAACCCTCTGAATATACGGCGTTTAAACATTTTGTAAAATATAATTGTCCTAACTGATATAGTTACCCAATAAAAATGACAGAACTTTGGACACATAAATTACAGGAGTGCAAAAGATGCGGGCATTTTCAAAAAACAAATGACTGGGGTGAGCAGTGCGAGATGTGCTGTGGTTGCTCACTTGACCCCGTATATTTTTAACATCAGGGGCTTGTGGTGAAATAAGACACAGGATAGCTTGAATCTCGGAGATATAAACCGCAATTGAGGCTCCGAGACTATCTGCCAGTAGATTTTGCGGCTGGAGTGCAGGTGTGAAATTCCCTGCCAAGTCCCTGAGTAGTTTAAACTTTTAAAAAATAAAATAGATGATAGTAAAGTATTATGATATATAAAATTACATTAACGGGGAAAATGGAAAAATATGATACGGGGAATATGATACTTACTGGTTATCCTGATGGGGCGATTACAACTCTTAAAGATTTTAAAGAATTTAACTGTAGCTGGGCACATTTATATCCTGACGGATCTGTGAATAGATTTGGAGAAGTAATAGGTCATGTATCGGATATTGTTTTGGGAGATGAGATTCATTTAACAAAGGAAGAAGTCATTAGTGCGATAACAAATATATGCAATAATCCCGAAAAACTTAACTGGAAGAGAGAATAACAATGAGATGGAATATGAAACCAGAGCATGTGCCGTTGAATATACCAACAGATCAGCGCGGGAAAATAACATCCGGTTACAGAAATGAGCGGGGCAATCCTCAATCAGTGCCTCATTTTATGATTGATGATTTCCCGGAACTTCAGGCGGTGTATGGTGAAGAGCCTAAAGAACTGATTGTGTACTTCCCGACAAATAGCCTGATGGATTTCGGTAAAATCATTAAAGATAAGTGGGGAACGAGCAAAGAGGGGAATCATTTCAAGGTGCGTGAGTGCAACGGGCAGGAGTGCCTGCATCATATCCCTGAAACCTTACAACTGCGGGATGAGGCGGGTGTGTTCCATGAAGAGAGTTTTGGCGAAGGTGAACTCACAGATTGTGTTTGCAAGAGATTAGCACAGACCGTAAAAGATAAAAAGACTGGTAAGGATGTGACTAACCCGAAGCTGTGTATGTGGGATATCTGGTTTAAGGCATGGGTAGCGAATCCCAATACGGGACCCGAATACAAGGTGATGAACTGGGATTGTTATTTATTCTCAAATCATTCTGCAAGGGCAGCAAGTGAGTTCTTCTGGAAATTCTTTGCATCGGGACAGTTAATAGGGATACCGTTTAGTCTAAAGGTTGAGTGGGTGGTAGGCGCGAATATGAGTTATCCCGTGTGGCATATAGATGAGGCTGAGAAAAGTAACCTGCTTGAAACACATCAGGAAGCGTTTAAGAGGCTCTCAGGCGGGCTTGAACTGGATGATAGTTATAAGGCATTGCCGGAGGCGGAATGGAGTCCAGCAGATATAAAGACCGAGGAGAAACCAGCCACAGAGGGCACAGAGCAGGAAAATCATGCAACTGATATAGTAGGTGCAACCAAGGAACAGGGAACCGAGTATTTGAAGATTATAATAAAATTCGGGCAATGTTCAACGGTGGAGGCGCTGGAAGCAAAGGCGTTGGAATTAAAACCCAGAATTCTGGCCCTGCCGAAAGTGCTGGTGGATAAAGTAAATGAGGAATATGGAATCAAGAGAAAAGCACTGAAAGATGATTTACCGTTTTAAAATATGCCTGCCTGGGGAAAGCACTTTCCTCCAAAGAAAATGCGAAGGGTTGATAAGCATTACCTTCACGAACCGGGCAGGCAACTAAATAACACACGAGAATGACAAAAAAATATACTTGTAAATACTGCGGATTATCAAGGGGAGGTTTAATTGGGAAAACTCAACATGAAATTAGCTGTCCCGAACTTAGATATTTTGCCGAATGGGTGTTGAAAAATGTTGGTTTAATTGATAACAATTCGGGGGTGATTTTTGGATTTGAAACACATGATAAGAGAATTACGGAGATAGTAAAACACTATAAAGAATCACAAATGAATGGTTGAAAGACCTATTGGAATAATAAAAACATTACCATCCTCAACTTATTGGAGCAATGAGTTCGAGAAAGATTTAATGAAATTAAATAATGACCCAGATGCTTATTGGATATTCAGTATTAACGGTAAACCCAAATATGAAGTTCTTTATTTTTTCATTCTTATTAATGGGTCAATCAGATTCAGAGGAAATATAGCAGGATATAAAGAAATTAAAAAACCTATTACTTGTTTTGACGGGTCTATTAGAACTTCAAAATTATGGGTAATTATAACCGCCCCGATTGTAAAATTAAAACCCATAAAAATGAAGGGTTTTCAAGGGTTTAGATATACAGAAAAATTATTTTAAAATAGGAGAATAACATGGAAGAGATTTTAATATACGTTTTCAAGGTGTGTGTGCTGTGGCTGTTGTGGTTGAGCGGGATGCTGGGAATAAGTTACGCGGCGATAAATGTGATAATATTCTGTGTGCTGTGGCCTCTGCTTACGGTGTGGCTGATATGGAAGTTACGAGTTACGAGTGTCAAGTTACGAAAAGCAAAAGGTGATTTAAGAGAAGCAGAGAGTAAAATTTTCTGGAATAAAGCAGAAAAAATAAAGGAGAGTTAACAATGCCATTTATATTAAAAACTAAAATAGACTATCTGCCTGAAGGGGCGGTGTTCAAACAACGGGTATGCAGTGTCCAGAAGTTTCCGGAATTATTTGAGGAAATTTCGGATGCTGAATATGGGAGATGTATCCATAAACTGAGACTTGCAACCGGGCATTTTGTGGATAAGTTTTCAGGAAATAATAACAGCATTAACACGGTTAATGCACTCCCAAAGGAGGAGGAAGAAAAACAATGAAAGAATTAAAATGTCCTTATTGCGGGCACATGATGGAGGCACCAGAGGGGTGCTATGAGGAAGATACGACTTATGAGGCAAATTGCGGGGCGTGTGATAAAAATTTTACTTTCTCAATTTATATCTCCAGAACATATAGCAGTGAACAGGCAGAGTGTCTGAATGATGCCGAGCATAAATGGGAACCAGTTCGCGGCTATCCTCCTGAAGCTGTAAAAAATAGGTTTAGGTGTTCAGTTTGTGACAGAGAAGAAAAAAGAGAGTCCATAAAAGAAAGTGAGGCAAAGCATGAGGTTTCTTAAAATAAAAATCAAAAAAACAGACTCAGGCAAGGATAAGTTTGAGTTCAAGTATGAGGTGCAGAACAAAGCCGGTGACTGGAACGAATTTGAGTTCAGATCGCTGGAGGCACCTACGCCGAGTTTTCTGTTAGCACTGAAGAATCTGGCCTGTTATGTCCGTGAAATCTGTGAACAGCAGGAGAATTTTGAGGACAGGATTACTGTGAGGGGTGTAAGTTTTGCATACGCCGGGGAGAATGAAGTGATGGGCGCTACAATGAACGCGAATATGACACTGCTGGAATCAAACTCACCTTTGCAGCTGAACACGCCGTATAAAGCGAGTCAATCATACAGCGAAAACACTCCCGAAGAGGCTATAACAGAACAGTTACTGCCGGAGGGCTGTACTACGGCGCTGTTAAGGCTCACTGCAGAGGCGGAGAAGTATATCAATGGTGAGAGAGCGGCGAATGAGGGGCAGGAGTCCTTCGACTACGCTCAGGATGGGGAGATGGATGATAAGAAGAAAGAAAAACCAGCCACAGAGAGCACGGAGGAAAATGGGCAAATGGAGCTGGTGAAGGAGGTAATGAAAAATAAGAAGGTTAAGAAAGGGGCAGTGAGATTCGTAAAAGATATTGAGAATTTGGTTAATGATCCTAAATCAGGTGTGACGGGAGTTTCAATAACATCCGGCGGGAAAGAAACGGTGATAGCGGAAAAGGAGAAGGTTAAAAAAGCTGCGGAGAGGGATAAAAGATTTTATTTAGGAGTATTTGGCGGGAGAAAACTTGTAGATTTTTGGGGTGAAATAACAGAGGAAGAACAGGCACATCTTCTTGAACTATGTGGTTTGCCAGTGGATTACGATGTTTACTCACAGGGGTGCCCTTATCTTGACAGTGTTTTAAGCCTGGGAGCACAGCAATGAAAATAAGAACCGATTATAAAAATACTCCAGAACACTTACGGCTTGATCCTGAAAAAGCAAAATGCCCGTGTGGTGCTGCTACAACTGCTTTTTGGATAGAATCTACAAACGGGAGGCACTTAGGATTTGAATGTGAGAACAAACATCTTTTTGATTTATGTATTAATGCAGAGTCAAAAATGGTTACAACTAAAATTATTGAAAATGAGGCGGCGGCATGAAATATTTACTAATCATAGGTGTGTGGGTGGGAATGATGCTGTTGCTGGGTCTCATAATGCGGCTGATGTGCAGGAAAGAAATTAAGAAAGCAAGACATTAATTTTAAGAAGAAAAAAAAGCTGCGGAAAAATGTGGATAAAAATTAAACAAAAATTATCAATCAAGCTGGTAAAATTAGCGCGTAAGCTATATCCAGAGAATCCAGAGGTAACAGCCTTTTTTGCGAGGTTACTGGTTGATAGAATGATTTACGGCAAATCAATCATTCGTGTAGAACCCGATGGAACAGAATATATAACTTTTCAAGATAAAACCCGCCCTAAGTATAAACCAGATGCCACTACTATTGAAATTTTAAAGAACCGTAGTGAAGATATGAATATTATTAAAGAATTAAGAAAACAGGGGTTGGATTCGGAGACGGAATGAAAAGTCTGAAATTAAATACAAGCAACCAGTTCAGAGAACTGACAATAGCACAAAAAGGGCTTTATGAGTTGTTGTGTAAGAAACTGAAATCGGGGGAATCGCTTACGCTGGAGGAGGTTGTTATTTGCTATTCGGAGAATATGAAAGATGTAATGATATATGAAAAATGGTGTGCTGAGGGTAAAACTGAACTTATTGAGATAAATGTTATTAAATCGTTTCAGGAAAAGAACTGGTATTGGACTTATCATGTGCGGTTAAGAATCATGCAGTGGCTAATCACGACAATAGGTGTGCTGGTAATAAAAGGTGCTCTGAAAATAATACCGAATCTAGAGATAGAAGAATGAGTATTTCACGCAAAGGCGCAGAGAACGCAGAGAGAAGAACACATGGTTGTATCCATGCTGAAATATTGGATATTTACTGGGAATATAAGCAACAGAAAAAAGCACTTAAATCCAGGGGATTCCCAATTGGATATATTAAACAAATGACAATTGAGCAGGATTTTTTTAACATGATGATGGGTGTGCATTTAAAAATAGCAAGGATGAACCAATGATTGAGAAGATAATAATCTATGGGAATGTGCCGAGTTTAAAGAACTCGAAGGATATTGTTGATGTGAAAAAGAAAAGGATCACGGTTGCGGCAGGTGTGCCTCTGCAGTCACACATGACCGGGGCGGAGTTTCAAGCATTAAAGTTTCAGCGGAGGTCAACCATGCTTTATTCAAAGCAGGTGCGGGAATACATCAAAAAAACTGAACTACAGTGGGAAGCTAACGGAGGTTACTGGCATAGGATGGTGATGAGGCTTCCGAAGCCGTTGAAGGTGGGATTCCGCTTCATCAGGGATTCAAACAGGAGGTTTGACTACATCAATGCGGCACAGCTGGTGCAGGACCTGATGGTAAGATACGGCTGGATTACAGATGATAATGCTGATGAGCTTCTGCCGGTGTTCCTGCCGTATGAAGTGGATAAGGTCAAAGCAGGTGTGGAAATTTCAATAATTAATTAAAGGAGTAATAATATGAGCTGGGCAAAAATATACGGGAATCTTGAACGGATAGATGAGCCAAATGAAGAAGATTACAAGCTGCAAAAAGAGAGTGGACCTGCTCCAGAGCGGTGTCATTGCGGGCACTTAAAATTAGAGCATCTGGCTAACGATAAAGACCCGACGCATGATGTTAACGGAGGTCAGTGTGCTCTCTGCAAATGTACTCAGTACACATGGAAAGAGTTTGTGGAGGTGAAGAAATGAACACATTAGACATAATTGTCATGTTGATAACAATTCTTGCGGGTGCTATTGTATTAAGTCATGTTGTAAGCACTCGTAAACTTAAAAAAAAGATAGATGCAGCACCCAAAGAACCGGACATTATTGATTGCCTGGAGGCATCGAGGAAGAAGCACGATAAACCAATTAACCCGGATTACAGGCAGGGGTGATCTCTTCAGCACCAGCAAAAGAGAATGAGTGCTGACACAGTGCCTTTCCAGAATGAATTGTGGAAGCAGGAAACAGGGGTAGGTTGAGAGTTCAGGGTAGAAAAGGTGGAAATGGTAGGGGAAGGGCTTAAAACACGCTAATTACGCGAATTAAAAATTTTATTAAGCCACAGAGGGGCGCAGAGAAATGGGGATAATTTTAACAGATAAAGATTTTTATTATATAAAATTCGCACTGAAGTTTACCCGAACTTTTATTTTAAATAGAAAGAATTGTTTAAAATTACTTAAAAAGGCAGAAATAATCTCCCAGCACCTAGATGATAAATGGGATTATAATAGCAAACAAGCAAAAATAGAAGCAGAAACAATGCTTGAAACAGAAGAAAAATTTAGACTTTAAAGCAATATGGAAAAACCAATTTTATACACAAAGAATCAACTGCAGACCATGCTGGCGGGGAAACTGGTATTAGTTCATCGTGATGGAGTGACTGTCCCTGTGGGGATGAAGTGCCAGGCGGTAAATGATATACTGAAAATTAACCGTAAGATTGAGAAGCTGCAGAGCAAAAAACGGTCTGTAATGCTGCAACAGAGCAGGAATAACGGGCAATTGAAATTTAACGGTGATGAGGAGGATTCGCTTCCGGCACCCGTGGATGGAGTTACTGATGCCAAAGAAAACTGAGGGTTTAGAGGATATTCAGCCCGGATTCTGGAGTGTTACTCCTGCTTCGGTAAGGTACCATGAGAAACTCTCAATGGGTGCTAAACACCTTTATGGTGAAATTACGGCACTCTGTAATAAGCAGGGATATTGCTGGGCAAAAAATGAGTATTTCGCGAACCTATATAAACGTGATATACGCACAATTCAGCGGTGGGTGTCAAGTTTGGAAAAACAAGGGTTTATTTCTACCGAAAGGGGTGATAAAAACTATCGCTTTATTTACCTAACGAATATCGGTAGTGACAAAAATGTCATGGTAAGCATGACAAAAATGTCACCCTACCATGACAAAAATGTCGTAATACCCCCCTCCACTCTATATAAGAATAATACAATTAATAATACAAAGAATAAAGAAGAAAATTTTTTAAAAAAAATTTCTAAGAGAGTGGGTAAGACTCAGAGCTTAGAAGAAAGTATAAAAGACCTGTTAAGTTTAATCAAAGTGGAGAAAAATTAAAAATGAGAGGATATTTCGGGATAGGGATTTACAACGGTAAAAACAAAATGAACTTAGGCACGCTTTGGAGGTCGGCTCATAATTTTGGAGCTTCATTCATTTTTGTAATTGGAAAACGCTATAAAAAACAATCTTCCGATACCACAAGTGCCTATAAACATATTCCGCTATATCAATATGATACTTACCAAGATTTTGAAAAATTTAGACCTTATGATTGTAAATTAATCGGCATTGAACAGTCCGAAAAATCAAGAGATTTAAAAAACTTTATTCATCCGGAAAGGGCAGTTTATTTGTTAGGCGCAGAGGACACGGGATTACCCGAAGAAATACAGTATTTATGTCAGGCAACAGTGCATATTAATACGCCTAGGTGCTTAAACGTTGCTGTTGCTGGTTCGATAATTATGTTTGATAGAAATAATAAATTTTAAACACAATTTCTAATAAATGAAAAAAGGGAAAGCAGATAAGTCCGGTTATGACATCAAGGATGTGATGTCCTTCGGCTCCGCTCAGGATTTGGCTCTGCACAAGGTGCCTCCGCACTCACCGGAGCTTGAGGTGAATGTGCTGGGGGGGATGATTATTTGCAACCCGCTTATTGATATTGCACTGGCTAAGAATGTTACGCCGGATTTCTTCTATGCTGCTAAAAATGCGATTATTTACCATGCAATAGTGAAATTGCACTCGAACCGTGACCCGGTGGATTTAATCACTCTGACCGAGGAACTGAAAGTCAAGGGTGAACTGGATGCTGTGGGCGGTCCTGCTTATCTGGCAGGATTAACATCAGATTTTACTTCATCAGAAACGGTGAATTACTCATTGGAAAAGATGATGGGGTATTACGGGAAGCGGGATTTGATAGGTTTAACAAGTCAATTACGTGATAAATGTTTTGATGATTCTGTAAGTTTCGAGGAAATTATTTCGGCTATTCAGCGGGAGATATATAAGCTGGGCGCAAAGATGTTCAAGAAGGGGCCGCAGGCGCTGGGTGAAATAGCAGATAAGACAATGGATGAGGTGCTGTTGATCCACGAGAAGGCGGAAAATAAGACGTTAATAGCGGTTCCTACGGGATATAATAAATTAGATGAGCTGACAGGCGGATTTCAGAAGTCAGAGTTAACGATTATAGCCGGAAGACCATCACACGGGAAAACAGCATTTGCTTTAAGTGTGGCTGCTAATGCGGGGATAAATGTATATCAGCTTCCAATAGGTATTTTTTCAATCGAAATGAGTAACCGCGAACTCGCAATGCGGTTTATAGCTCAGGACGCGGATGTTGATATATCAAAATTCAAAACAGGGAAACTGGGGAAGAAGGAATTTGAAGCAATTGATGAGGCAATGATAAAGCTGAAAAATTCAAGGATTTTTATAGATGATTCCTCACCGTTGGGATTATTTGAGATTTGTGCTAAGTCAAGGCAGCTGAAGATGGAACACGATATTGCAATGGTAATAGTGGATTATTTGCAGATTATGGAGGTAGATAATTCAAAGGAACTATTAACCACAAAATACGGAGTGATTACCCGGGGTTTGAAACAGCTCTCAAAGGAATTGGATATTCCGGTAGTGGCGCTCTCACAGCTTAACCGGAAAGTGGAAGAAAGAGGCGGTGAAAAAAGACCTATACTGAGTGATTTGCGTGATTCAGGCAGTATTGAGCAGGATGCGGATGTGGTGATATTCATAAACAGGCCCGAAGTGTATATGAGCAAAGACGACCCTAAGTTTGAAGATTTCAAGGGCAGGGCTGAAATCATAATAGGTAAGCAGCGGAATGGTCCGATAGGCGAGTGCAGGCTGGTGTTCAAGCATCACTCGGCGCGGTTTGAAACAATGAGTGAAAGCAAGGAAATGCGGTATCACAGTGGAGAGGAAACACCGTTCTAATGATTTCGGAATTGTGATTTGGGATTTCGGATTTAAAAAATGGATTAAAATGAGTGAACAAAAGAAATATTCAGACAAATTCAAGGGGACAAAGTGGGATTACTACCGCGATATCTGGTGTCTAGGACCGTCTCAAAATGGTTATGCGGGTGCATTTCCGCGAGGATTAATAAAACGTATCAAAGAAATGGAATGGTGGGGAGAGAAAAGGTTGTGGTTGTTTTCGGGTAGTTACAAAGATAAAGGCGGAACCACGGTAGATATTAAGCCTGAATTAAAACCTGATGTGGTTGCGAATTGCGAAAAGTTACCACTGGAAACCGAAATGTATGATTTCGTATTTCTGGATCCGCCGTATTCAGAGGAAGAGGCAAAAAGGCTGTATGGATTAGGATATGTGAATATTCTGAAGGTAATGAATGAAGCTGCAAGAGTTTGTGAAGAGGGAGGAGTTGTTATACTGCTCCATAGGTTGATTCCGCAGTATCATCCCCACGAAACGATTCATAAAAAACGCTTAAAATTGATAGGTATTATAGGGATTTATACTATTGCTGGGTATACTAATCTCAGAGCCTTAACGGTGTGGAGGAAAGTGAGTATTGACCAGGTGAAAGAGAAATATAAACCAAGTAAAAATCAAATAGAATTATACGATAAATAATATGTTAAAATTTGAAGGAATAGATTTGTTTTGCGGCGCGGGAGGGACTACTACCGGCATCGAGAAAGCGCGGCGTAACAAGCAGAAAATAGCTGATGTTATTGCGTGTATAAATCATGATCCGGTGGCTATTGAGAGTCATCTGAGCAATCATAAGAACGTGGTGCACTTCACAGAGGATATAAAGACCTTCGATGTTCATCGTTTCCCGAAATTCACAGATTCAACCGAAACCGTTACTTATTTGTGGGCTTCTCTGGAGTGCACAAATTTCAGTAATGCTAAAGGCGGATTACCACGGGATGCGGATTCAAGAACGCTGGCAGAGCATTTATACAGATATATCGAGCATGTTAAGCCTGATTACATACTTATTGAAAACGTGAGAGAGTTTATGGCATGGGGAGCACTGGATGAAAATGGTAAGCCGGAAAGCAGAGATAGAGGCAGGAGTTATATGCGGTGGGTTAAGAAAATTAAATCTTACGGATATAACTACGAATACAGGATTTTGAACGCTGCGGATTACGGTGCTTATACTTCCCGAAGAAGGTTGTTTATACTATTTTCAAAGGAAGGTTGTCCTGTAGCATGGCCTGTGGTAACTCATTGTAAATCTGCCCCAGGTGCTGGCAATATGTTTGGGTTAAAGAAGTGGAAAGCTGTTAAAGATGTGTTGGATTTCAAGGATGAGGGAGCAAGTATTTTTACCCGGAAGAAAGAACTTTCGGAAAAGACGAAGGAAAGAATTTATGCGGGGTTGGTAAAATATGTGGCTAACGGGGATGAATCTTTTATAACGCGCTATTTTACGGGGGACCCGAATCATCACAATAAAGATGTTAATAGCCCGCTTGGTTCGGTAACAACGGTTGACCATCATGCAATGGTAAATGTAAAAAAAGCCTTTTTGCAACAGTATAATTCCGGCAATGATTATACAAGAGTTTTGAGCGTAAAGGGACCGACAAACACGGTTACAACCGCCAACAGATTCGGGCTTGTTCAGGCGCAATTTCTGATAAATTATAATCATAGAAGTAAAACGGCTTCGGTGGACGAGCCTTCACCCACGCTTCTGACAAAAGATAAATACGGGTATGTTTCTCCTGAATTTCTGATTAAATATCACGGTAACGGCAAAAATACTGTAAGTGTAGATGAACCTGCTTCTACACTTTCAACAAAGGATAGGTTAGCAATTATTCATCCGAAGTTTTTCATAGATATAATGAATACACAGGGGAAGAAGAACGATTCTGTGGAGCGACCATTGGGCAGCATCCTGACTGTTAATAAATACAATCTTGTAAAAGCAGAGCAGTCTTTTATAATGCAGGACCAATTCAACAATAAAGGAAGTTCTATAAACGAACCGGCGCCAACACTTCTGGCATCCCGGCACAATCATTACCTTTTGAATCCGCAGTATGCTGATAAAGGTAAGTCTGTTGATGATCCGTGTTTTACTTTGATAGCAAGAATGGATAAAAAACCGCCTTATCTGGTATCAACCGAGAAGGGTGAAGCTGCTATAGAGATTTATGAAACAGATTCACCGGCAACCGTTAAAATTAAACTATTTATGGCTGCTCATGGGATAATTGATATTAAGATGCGGATGCTGAAAATACCGGAGTTACTGAGAATTCAAGGTTTCCCCCGAAATTATGTGCTATGCGGGACACAGGCTGATCGTAAGAAGTTTATAGGGAATGCAGTTGTGCCGGTGATTCCTAAAAAATGGATAGAGGCACTCTACGGAGTGAATTTGAAATTACAAAAGATAAAGAAAGCAGCATAATTAATCAAATTAAAATTATAACAATGAAAGAGAAAATAAAACTTGGTTACGAGGTGGGCACAGGGAAAGAAGTGTTTATTGACCCTGCACATCTCATAGTTACAGGTGTTACACAGGAAGCGGGCAAGACCACTACGCTGGAAACACTGATAAAGAACTCAAAATCTAAGGCTATAGTATTCAGGACCAAAATAGGTGAAAAGAGTTTTCTGCACGGGACTATCATTCCGCCGTTTTTTGTGGATAGAAGCGACTGGCAGTTTGTTCAGGGATTAGTGGAATCAACCATCAAGGAAAAGCTGAACAGTTTTGACCGTTCACGGATCATTAATATCTGCAAGAAAACCGGAGGAAACTCATTAATTAAGTTCAAACAGAAGGTAGATGAGAATCTGCTGAAATCGAAAGAAGGCGGCATCGAGCACTCCATGCTGACAAATCTGCAGGCGTATCTTGAAATAGTGCTGCCAAAACTGCAATCAATAACCTTTTCAAATAAGCTGGAACTTACTGATGGTTTGAATATAATTGATTTGGAGCGGTTCAGCCGTGATACCGAGGTGCAGAGTCTGATAATACGTTCTGTTGCTGATGAAGTATTGCAGAATTTCAAGGATGTGGTGATAGTTATACCTGAGAGCTGGAAGTTTCTGCCACAGGCAAGAGGGAATCCCTGTAAACTGGTAATTGAAGAGTTCATCCGCCAGGGTGCGGCATCGGGGAATTATGTATGGATAGATTCACAGGATATAGCGAATGTTGATAAAACTTACCTGAAGCAAATCAGCACATGGTTATTGGGGTATCAGAGTGAAATAAACGAAGTTAAGCACACGATAGACCAGATTCCACTGCCAAAGACCTCGAAGCCCAAAACAGATGAGATTATGCAGTTAAAGACAGGCGAGTTTTATTACTGCACACGCGACAGGGTTATAAAGGTATATGTTCAGCCGTTCTGGTTAGATGATGTGCGGGCAAAGAAGATTGCATTGGGCAAATTGAAAGTATCAGAAATAGATGCGCCTGAGAATCTTGCTCCGTTTCAGATAGCACTGACAAAAAATGAAGAGGGTAAGGAAGAGAAGATAAATTTTGAAGAGACTGTAAAGCGGTTCCGGAAAACAATAAGTGAGATGAGAGCGGATTTCTTTAAAAAAATTGAGGAAATGCAGGATCAGATTAACAAACTCGCGAGTGAATTATTTACCTTGAAAAATAAGCCGTCACAGGTGATAGATGAGGATGAGATTGTGGAGCGGGTGAGGCAGAAGATGCCGGTTATAACCAATTCAAATACGGCAATAGTGCCTGGTGTTGATGTAGATGAGATTGTGAAACAAGTATTAGTGCGGATGCCTGCGGGAGAGGGGAAAGTGTATGAAGTTGCTCCTTTGGAGAAGATCAAGAAGGATTTTCTGGCGGAGGCGAAACAAAAGGTGTTAGGTGAAATTGGGCAATTAAGTGAACGAGCTAAGATTGTTCTGAAATACCTTGAAGCACGAGGTGTGGGATTATCTACTTCGGAGATTGCGATGAAAGCACTTTTATTAAATTCCGGTGAAGGAAGTAATTCAAAAACTACATTGGGACACGTAAAAGAACTGATAGATATTTCAGTGGCAAAAAAGAATGCAAACAATACAACATCTGGTACTTTAAGGAACAGGATTGAATTTTACCTGTCCACTTTTGCGGTATCGGAACAGGAGATTGAACTGGTATATAATCATATACTGATGGAGATGCTGGGGAAGTGAATACTGAATTTAAAAAGTGCAACCGCTGCGGGGTGGATATATTCTTTCCGGATACAGGCAAGACTACTTCCGGGTGGGAGGCGTTTGATGCTGATGTTTCGGAAATCAAAGCTACAGGGATAAGATACGCGGATGGATTTGACAAGGTGAAGGTTACGGAACAGTCTGATATAGGCAAGAAAGGGTTCAGGAAGCATAAATGCAGGTGATAAAAGCAATTACGAATTACAAATGTCAGAGATAATCAATAAAATTAAATTTTCTCATAATTACTACAAGTTGCCTAATCATCCTGAGCAGAGGGATTTTACACTGATTCAGGTGATGGAGGTAAACTTGAAAGACCTTTCCAAAGAAATGCTGGACTACGATACTGCTTACTTTGATGAAGAGAACGGGTATCAGCATTATAAACTAAAGCCAGGTAAGTACCTGATGTTATTTTTTCAATATCAGAATTTTAGTGGTGATTCATTATTGCTTACGACTTTAAGGCCCGCGTGGCCTCCTCAGAAAATCAAATATTATAAATCACAGGTAGGGAAAATATTTAAATTAGAAATGAAAAATGAGTAAAATATTAGTTTTTTTGCAGAATATGTGGGTAAAAGACCCTGCAAGGTTACAAGCTGCAATAAATTGGCGATTGGGTTCTAAAGGATGGAACTGGTGGTGCAAGACATTGCTTTTTCAGGGATGTATAACCGGCAGAAGGATTACGCAGGTTTTCGGACAATCTTTGATTGATAAAATGATTTTTGATGAATGCACAAAGGAAATTGCGGATAATCCGAGAACAATTTGTAAGCCTGATTATACTCACATTTGCGGGACATTATTAAAATTCAATCCGAGTGTAGTAATAACATTCGGGAAAATTGCAGAGGAAGCAGTTAAAGTAGTTTGCCAAGCAAGTGAATTTCATAAGATTAAATTAATTCACTGTGTTCATCCTGCCTGCAGGAAATCCAATACGTTACACCAAATGCACATTGCATTTGTTAAAATTAGAAAGATAATTTCGCCATGAGTAAAACAAAAATTACTCGGTTAAAGAGATTTATCTCTAATTCTATGGCACTTAAAACAAACAGGTATGATTGTGAGCCAATATTTTTTTTCATAACCTTTTATATGGTGATATTCCTTTGCTTTATTGTCGCAATCATTACATTTGAGGGTCTTGGGGGATGGGATTCTTCCTGCTTCAATTTCATGGTTTACTTTTCTACGTGCAAGGATTTGATTTTTATTTGCTTTATAACTTTTAACCCCGCCTTTCCATCTGTGATTTTTTTCTCCTTGATGTGCAATAGACATTTTATCTTTTGCGGATTGGGGCATTGTCTTACCTTTCCAGGAAGAGGTTCGAGTCCCCCGACCATAAGTTTTAATTTTTACTCTACGGCAACTAAAGCAAGAGGCGTTCAATCCATCTCCCCTGCTTTTATCAATACTAAAATTATCTCTTGTTTTCCATGTTCTGCATTTCATACACCACTTCAAACCTTTGGAGAGTTTTTCGAGATAAGATTCATAAGTTATGCCGATTTTTTGAGCCGATATTTTTTGGATGCTTACAATGCTGCCCATAATCTTTTTAAATGTTTAATCTGTCCATACAATATAACTAATAAATTAATATAATACAATGAAAACACTAATATTACTACTACTCTTACAGCCGGGTTATCCGATAGAGTTTAATATTACGGACAGTGTTGTATCAACAGTGAATCCTATTGCTGATACAGTGAGTTCTTACCCCGTTTCCTGGCTTTTCCCCGGATACATTTCTCAAACGGATGAGGCGGTATATGGTGAATTTACTGTTTATTTCTGGCCGGAGGGGAAAGCTATGCCTGATTGGTATGCGTATTGGGCAATAGATGTGAGGCATAAGATATTTGTAGATGGTTCATTGTTAACAGATTGTTATGATACGCTGGGGGTAATGACAGATTATCCGCTGTATGCCGAGGGCAGAGCAAAGGCGTATTATTTTAAATTTACAGAAAAATAAGAGTTTCAGGGTTAAATTTTTCTCATGCTGAAAAACTTACATTCGTTCTTTAATGAGTTCCTCTGTTAATACTCCTTGTTTTCAATCGGATGAACAAACAGAGGGGAAAAAAATCTATGTAAAATAGCTGTGGGGTTTTTGAAGTGTATCCCCGGCATGAGAATAAATTAGTTGCAGGTTAAATGGCTAGAAAGTTAATAAAGTTAAAAGGTTTATAAATGCAAGCAGCAAGAGTAGCACAGGTGCGGGGGTATATGAGGGGTTTTGCTCAGACACTCGATAAAAATACAGGCGAGAATAAGAATTTCCCTTATGCTCAGGTGGTGAAGCTGGCAATGGAGACTTATCTGCTGGACCGTGAGGAGGTGGAGGCGCTGATGGGGGAAGAGGAGTTTAAAGAGTTGCAGGTTACAGGTTAAAAAATTTCAAATTAAAAACTATCCCGCGGGAGCGGGATTTCGTGAACTCAACAGATTAAAAATTACGAATTAAATACGAAAATAATGGGTACAATAAAATTAAATGAGGATAACCTATCGGCTGGTGTGAAGGTGAAATATCAGGGTATGGAGTATCTAACAGGTAATAGATTAATAAATCTTGTAGAATTGAATGATAAAAAGGGCAAATTTTTCAGGGTAGTGAAAATGTCAGAGATAGAGTTGATAGAACCTTTAAAGAAACCTGAAAGTAAATGGATGATATTTGTTGAGATACAGAAGCCGAATAAAAAGACTGTAGATGTGGAGATTTACAGCAAATCAGGGCATGACCTACTGGGTAAGATACAATGGTACTCAAACTGGAGGCAATATTGCTTATGCACACTGCATGGGTGTGTTTTTAGCGAGGGATGCCTTGATGATATAAAAATGTATATCAAAATTTTAATGAAGGAGAGGGGAAATGGGCAATAAATTAACAAGGGCAGAATATAAAAGAATCCACAAAAAAAGACCGCCGATAGGCATAGTTCCGTTTTTTATATGGTTTGAGCAGATTCTTGAACAAAGAATGAAGGATATTGACGATGCTACTAAGCGCTTTATAAAAGCGAAAGAAACTCCACCAGAGGATTGGGAACATGAGAAAAGTATTTTAAAATATAGGCTTCCTGTTCAATCATCATGTGCTTTTTGCGGGGCGAAGAGTTTCACTGATTATTTTAGCTTGGGGGAAAAAGTTAATGAATGGCTAAAAGGGATGAGAATAAAACCCCTCAAAAAAAAGGTAGAGAAGGAGGAAATGCGTCCGGTAGATTACCCGTGTGAGCTAATTATAGTTAAGCCACTGGCGGAGTATATAATGGAAAAGTTAAGAGAGATTTCAATTGAAATATGGAAGTTACCACCAGTTATACCACCATTTTCATTTGAAGAATTTATCCATATAAGAATGCACGAAGGGGTTTACGTTATTAAAATTCCCAAATTTCCTGATGCTATTTCACCTTGTGATATAGAGGTTTTTGATATGGGTTCAAAAGGTGAAGGAACCAATATGGTCTTTTCAGTCAAATTAAATGAGGATGAACCAATAAAATTATCAGAATAGATGAGGAAAAGCATACCGTTAATTGATTTCCCCGGGTTTGGGGTGGAGGATGGGTTTGTTTACGGTCCCCAGGGGAATCCGTTGGAAGTGGAGGATCAATTACCTCTTAAAACCCCGCGTGTAGTATTGTGTTATAAGGGGAATAAATCGAAGTTTAAGTTGTGGTTTTTGCAGTTCATAGCGGAAACGCAGGATACCGAGTGGGACTGGCATGGGTATCAGCTCTTCAGGCGATGCTGGCAGCCGATTGGCGGAATAAAAACTCCGGAAGGTGAGCAGGTGATAATAACCTCTCCGGCAACGCTTGAAGCAAGAACAAATATAACTATGCTGGATATACTTGTGGACGACCTTGAATATAAATGGTGGAGTGATTATACCTCCGGGATGGAACTTGAAAAGTGCAAGCGGTTTAATGACAAGCTGTTGGAGAAGATACTGGCTGATAAGTATCATTTATCAACTAATGTAAAGATTAAAAAGTTTTACGGCGGTATGTTCAGGCGTGGAGTGATTGAGGTTGAAAGAGCAATTCTGTTCCCGCAGGTTCCAAATAGGAAAAATACGAAGGAGAATGGTTAAATTAGATTCAATGGCAGAAGTAGAGAGTAAAAAGATATTTGCAGATAATCAGGTCAGGTCTAAGGAAGTAAGTCTGGAGAGTGTGCCAGGGATACTTAATAAGGTTAAAAGGGCTGAAATTGAGTATTTTGATGATACAAAGGAGATTGGGGGGCTTATACTGGGTTACCGTGATGAGAGAGGGATTAAGGTGGTGAGGCTTGTGCAGTGCCGGAACAGGTCACGGAAGCCAAATTTTTACAAGCCAGGGTTCTTCTCGGTGTTACTGAAGCCTTTTACGAAATGCACATGGGCAGAGGTTGCAAGTGGTATAACGGTTATAGGTGAATTTCACAGTGATTTTTACAAGTCACTGGCGCTCAGTGAGCAGGATAAGGGAGCTATTAAGAAGCGCTGCAGGATGTTTGGACTCTGGGTAGTGGCAGTAATAGTGCCTAAGCACAGGATGATAGCTGTGAGTGCCTGGAATGTATGGAAAATCAATAATAAAACAATTTACAAAGAAAAACCAATAAGATGAAAAAGTATAAATTACGGAAGGATTTAGCATTTTTAAAAAAAGGGACAGAAATTTGGCCTTACCATCCAGATTTTATTAACTTTGCTAAGCCGATGCCAAGGCCAAATTTCTGTTATGGTGAGCACAAAGAGAGTAGGGAACTATTGCAAATCAATGCGGAATTTGTTGAAAACAGTCCTGATTGGTTTGAGGAGGTGAAGTGTGAGCATCCTACATTACGGATGAATATTGAACGAGGAGATATAGTTTCAATGATTTGCAGATATCCTCCAAAGTATAAGTGTCCTGATTGCTTGGAAGAACTCGACCAATCAGCGTTTGATTGTATGGTAAGCTATGTGGAAGCTAATAAGGCACAATGTGGAAAGGTGCCTCCAGTGTGGTTTGAGGAGATAGAGGCACAGATGAAAGCTAATGAAAAAATTAAAAAGGTTCTCGAGGGGAAGATAAAGTGTGAGCCTGTCAATAGCCAGGTCTGCCGACATGAGGGGTTGAAAAAGTTAATAAGAGAGGGTGAAGGGTGGAGTATGTATCCGGTTTCACTGATGAAATACTGTTGTCCTGATTGCAAAGATGTTGTGGATGTGGCGGAATTTGCAAATTTACGCAGAGAGGCACAGATTGATGTGAAAGAAGAGTGTAAATATGTATGGGTTACTGATGATGTGCGGGTAACTCAAAATCTTAGTAAGGAGCCAAATGAAATGGTGCTCGCTTTCAGGACAAATATGACTAAAAAAGAGATTATTCTTGCCTGTGAGTTATATAGAAATATGTTAAATAAATGCGGCGGAAGGCTTTTTACTAAAGAAGATATGATTGAATTTGGAGTAGAAGCATGGGCATATATTTACGGGCACGATGAATATGTTGACAGAAAGATTACTGCTCGAAAAGCGTTTGAGAAATGGCTCGAAGAAAGGAAATGACATGCGGGTAGAATTTTTTAAGGATAAGAAAATTGGTGCACAAAACAGTCGGTGTACATACAACGGTGGCCGTGGACAGGGATTTGACGCATCCCAGCAAAGACACACGGGTGCGTGGTTGTTTTAATTTAAAAACAAAAATTTTAAACAAGAATGGAAGAACCATCTACGCGGTTAAAGGACAATATCTCTAATACAGAAATATTTAACAAATGTTTTGGAAATTATGATAATATCAACAAAACATTAAGAGAATTAGGGAGTAAAAAGCAAATAATGTTTACGTTTTTTAGCCGTGATATTAAAAACTCTAAGATATTTTATTACGAAATTAAAAAGGAAATGATATGCGAGTAGAGTTTTTTAAGGATAAGAAATACATCCAGATTTGGTTCTTCAACCAGGGAGAAGAGGATTTCTTCCGTGAGATTATGCAGGACTGGGGCAGGCTGGAGAAGAATATATCAAATTACATTGATACTGTGGATAAAATCCACAATGAGCATACCGGCGAGGGTAAGCAGCTGAAACCATGGCACAGAAAGAAACTCAGGATTATCCGGCAATTCCTGCGGAGCTTATTCGGGTATGACATTGCGTATGTTGATGAGCTGAAGGACTTTGCTACGAATGTGCAGACAAAAATGGAGATTGGTAAGTTTATTGATGAAACGATTGAGAAGGGTTATGGAAGGCAGATATTATCAAGGGGAAATCAAACAGTAAATTAATAATAAAATGAATAATACAAATCTGGAATTTTCTAAAGTAATTACTTTTATTGCGGATTGTGATTGCGGGGAGTTGGTTCACTATGCAACTAAGGCTAAAGATATTTGTGAGCCTATTTCCGAAACTAATCCCCCTGTTTGTTTACATTGTGGGAAAGAATGGAAGTTAAAAGAGGAGAAAAACCTATGAGTGTTAAACCATTATATAACAGGATATTAATAAGACCTATTAAACCTGAAGAAGTTACAAAGGGCGGGATAATACTGCCTGTAGATGCTCAGGAACAAATGGCAAAGGCAGAGAAGGGTGAAGTGATTGCTGTTGGCACAGGGACTCTGACAGACCACGGAGACTTAACTCCGCTTAGTGTTAAGGTCGGTGATATTGTGATATATGGCAAGTATGCCGGAACCGAGATAAGGGTTGATGATGAGAATTTACTGATTATGCCGGAACATGAGATTTTTGCAGTGGAAGAACGTGAAGATATGGAAGGGTATGCTGGGGACTCAAAACGAAATGCTTGAAGGTGCACTTAAAAAGAAGTGGGAAGAAGAGGAAAAGGATTTACTGAAATTATTGAAAGTTAAATATCCCCACATAGATTTTGAGAAGGGTGAAGAACCTTTAGTATATGAACCGCTGGTGGAGAAATACAAAAAGTTAATGAATCGGCACCTGAGGCCGAAGATGGTGAACTAATGAAAATAGCTGAATTTATTAAAAAACGGGATATTGAAGATTTTAAGAAGAATTGCACATGCGAGGACGTTGCATATTCTGTTCTTGATTTATCAAAAGATTACTCATTAAGTAATCCTCCGTTTTGCCCTGGATGCCAAACGGTTTATTGGCCAAAGAACGTGGTTGATGAATTTGTAAAAGCTAAGTTTGAGGAAGTTAAACCTGAAATAGATACCTTTGATTTGTGGAGAGCAAGGTTCTGCAGGGGAGAAAATTAATGGGAGTTGAGATTATAATGAAAATAGAATTTTTAAGTTTAGTTGATGGTGTTGGAGTAGCAAGGTTTAATGCGGAATTAAATGTCATGGAGTTTGAGCATATCCATCTTCCAGTATTAAAAAATGCTATAAAAATGTATATTGCAGTAAGATTTGGGAACGTTAACCTGGAAAAACAAAAGTTTTATTCAGGTAAGGCAATAATGGCATTGAATGAATATAATAGGCAGGATGAATTAAATAAACGTATGGAGGAGTATAGATGGAAAGCGATAGGATTATAATGGGAATAAGTTTATTAACTGCAGTAAATGAGTTGATTATTGATGCAGAGAGGCATCGCACAGTTCGGAGGGTTTTAGTGAATAAAGAGACTGGCAAAATTGAATCATTAGATGTGCCGCTTCTCCCGAAGGAAATCTATGATTTGCGGGATGAATTAAAAAAGCAGGAATGAATATTTTAATAATATGGGGTAGAGGTGCAGATGGTAGCACATTGGACTGTCACTCCGAAGGTTAAGGGTTCGACTCCCTTGTACCCCGCTTATGGGAATTGAGTAAAAACAAAATTGGAACGTAGAACATTTATAAAATCATTAGTTGCTTTGCCTCTGCTGGGTGTGGGGGCTGTGAAACTATTGGGAAAGCTACAGACTGAGCAGAAGTTTAGAGGTATATTTTATGAAATTGCAAATAGCAAAGCTGCAATATATGACCCCAAAAACTATTCAACATGGACATTAGATGTTGTTGATAAGTGGTTAGAACAATTAGAAGTAACAAAATGCAATTTGGCTCACGGAGAAAGAAGATTCTATGGGATTTGAGAACGGAAATAAGATTATAGGCAGTAAACTGTCACCAAAACAGCTATTGTTTTGCAAAGAGTGGATTAAGCAGAAATTCAATGGTAAGAAAGCTGCTATTGAGGCCGGTTACAGTCCAAAATCGGCTGAGGTCACAGCATCGCGGTTGCTAAGTAAAGCTAAGGTTCAGGAGAAAATCAGGGAACTGCTGGCACGGGTAGATAAGAAGCTGGAAATAGAGGAAGATGAGATAGTCAGGCAGGTTAGGAGCCTCATCCGCTCTGATATCAGGGATTACTGTAATGTTGGGCCGGATGGTGTTGCACTGAAAGAATTTAAGGATTTGACACTTGATCAGGCGATGGCAGTTGAATCGGTGCAGATGGTTAAAGGCAAAGAGGGGACGAATGTTAAATTTAAACTACACTCCAAATTATCCGCTCTTGACTTAGCTGCCCGAATCAAGGGGATGCTGGTAGAGAAGCATGAGCATAAGCACGAGGGGCAGTTTACCACTATTCTTGAATTAGTAAAACATGCCAACAACGGAAAAGCAATCAGGAAATGAGATTTTATCAGATAAAGAGGTAGAAACAGCTGTCAGAACGCTTCAGGACCCGCTGTATTTTATTGAAAATGCTATTGGGGTTAATCTCTGGGATAAACAAAAGGAAATAGTTGAATCAGTCTGGAAATATAAAATAACGCTGGTAAAAGCGAGTTTTAACGTAGGCAAGACTTATTGTGCAGCCGCAATAGGACTTGCTTTTTTATTTCCCAATGTAAACTCGCGTGTCCTAACTACTGCTCCGACAAACAAGCAGGTAGAGGATTTACTCTGGGGTGAGATAACAAACATGGTTAAGAACTCCAAGCGCCCCTTGATAGACTCCGCAGGCACACCGGAGGCTAAGTTGAATCAGACAGACCTTATCCTTGATGGCAAGAAATGGTTTGCAACCGGTATAACTGTGCAGGTGGGGAAAGAGGAGCAATCGGCTGTGCGTTTCAGCGGATATCACGGCCCGATGATACTGGACATCATAGACGAGGCAAGCGGTGTGCACAAAGCTATCTGGAAGGCTGTAAACGGGCACATGAGCGGTGAGAACTCACGCTTACTGGCAATAACGAATCCCCGGACAAATCTGTGTGAATTTAAGGAATTGTGGGATGAGGCTGAGAATAACCCCAGAATCAACAGAATTACAATCAGTGCTTTTGACCATCCGAACATCAAAGAGGGCAGAGAGGTTATTCCGGGCGGAGTTGGCATTGAATGGGTTGAGGATATGATACGCAAGCACTGTGAAATTGTGAAAGAGCACTCACAGGAGGACCACACATTTGAATGGAAAGGAAAGATTTACAAGCCTGACAATACTGCAATCTGGGAATTGTGCGGTGAATTTCCTAAAATCAGCGATGAACTGTTCTTTGGTATGCTTAACAAGGAAGTGCATGATGCGGATAAACGTGAGATCCCGGAAGTGATAAAGGTGCTGGGGTCAATAGATTACGGGAACTGGATGGTTTTTCATTATGGATCAATGGATAACAAGCGCAGGAAATACATTACTGATGAATTTGTAATAAATGACCCCAAGATGGAACTGTTAGACCGGGCAAAGGCTTTCAAAAACTTCTGTTTTTCGAGGGGATATAAGAATTTCACAGTAGTGTGTGATGTAGATATGTTCGCGGAACCCGCAAAAGCCTATGGCGGCGGTAAAAAGGTAGTGGATATATTTAGTCAAATCTGCAATTCAACCACAAAACTTGATGATGGCAGGGAAGTTGAGGGATTAAATATTACTTTTGTGCGGGCTATAAAGCAGAAGAAGGAAGATGCAACATACAGAATATGGTGCAACCGGCAGATGAAGAGTGAACTGAATTGGCAAAAAGATAATAACGGGCTATGGCTGAGAGAGCCAACGCTTTTCATCAGTGTATCGAAGTGCTATTGGTTCTGGGAAACTGTGCCAAAGCTGGTTCACAGTCTTATAATGGAAGAGGATTTTGACGAGAAAATCGGGATAGACCATTGTTTTATTGCTGGCACAAAGATATTTACACTAAACGGTGAAAAAGGTATAGAAAAAGTGAAAAAGGGCGAATATGTTTTAACCCGTCGAGGTTTTAAAAGGGTATTAAATGCAGGATTGACGGATAGAGCTATTGATACTTATGAAATGCTTATGTATTTTAGTGGTGGTGAAATTATCAAAATAACCTCCACCTCAAATCATGGAGTTTACGAAGCGGCGAATAATGAGTTTGTACCAATTTCTAAACTTCGGCGAGGGGATATTCTTTTAGTAGTAAATAGAAAGGAATATTATAAATGCCTGCTGAATATAAGCATGGGAAACCTGAAGCAGTTGAATTTCAGGGAATTGTTTACAGAAGATACCCTAATTCGCCCGTCAGGACCTACAGAAAATACTACAGGTGTTCATCAACCCATTACAAAAAAGGCAAAAGATACCTCCACAGAGATATTTGGAAATTTTATAATGGTGAAATTCCATTCGGCCATCAAATCCATCATAAAGACCACAATACACTTAATAATGCTATTGAGAATCTTGAGTGTTTGGACCTATGGTGGCACAAAGAGCATCATAAAGAAAATATTTCTGAAGATACCAGACAATGGAGGCGGGAACATATTAAAAAGTTACAGGAAATGTCAAAGGAGTGGCATAGGTCAGAGGAGGGACGTGCTTGGCACCGAGAACATGCAAAAAAACAGAAATTTGGTGAAAGAAAAACAGTCAGGAAGTTTTGTTCAAATTGTGGTGAAGAATATGAAACGGGACTTGATAAACATGGCGGGAAGAATAGTTTTTGTTCTATCAGTTGCCGGAATAAGTTTTATACAAAGACTGGGTCAAATAAAAAATCCAAAGTCTGTGAAATTTGTGGCAAAGAATTTAAAACAAGATATAATGCGAGAACGTGTTCTCACAAATGTAGAGGTGAATTACGCAGGAAAACAGAAAGTTTATAATATGGAAGTGGAGGATGACCACGAATATTATGCTAATGGGATTTTAGTTCATAATTGTATAGATGCGTCTAAGCAGCTTGTAACAAGTTTTACAATCCCCTACCCGAAGCAGGATAAGGCATTAATTAGACAAATTATAGATGAGCAATTTCAGAGAGGATTATAAACCCCAATTTTAATTCTCATCGGTTCCAAATAAAGTTTAATCCTCACGGTGTAGTTACCTTTGCACCGTGGAACAATTCAAAGACCATAGAAAACTCAAACTTTCAAACACTGACGATAAGAAACATCTCACCGATTTCGTTCAAAGTTATATAGACCTTTCCAAAGAAGAGCTGGCCCGAACAGGTTATGTTGATATTTGCAATAAAATAGCGTTATCCGTAGAGGGGCATCAAATGCCTGTTGGTTTTACAGATGGGGCATTGGAGGAATTTGTTAAGCAGAACATCCAGAATTTTGACCTCCGCAAGTTTCAGGTGCAGAAACGCAAGGGGAACATTATATATTTCTCTGATAACCGTGTAGGAGAAATGGAGAGGGGTTATGTAGCTGAGTTTACAAAGGCAAAGAAAGTTTTAAAGCCGATGCACGATACGAATCCCCGCAATGACCGGCTGGAATGGGCAGTAGGTAAATTCCTTGAAAAGTGGGAAAGGCGTAAAAGGTTGTGGGAATTGGTAAGGATTCCGGTTATTCGTTATATGCTCAGATATAACAAAGCATACACACGGCCTTATTACAATCCTTACAGAATTAAGGGGCTTGATGATATAGGCGATATAAGTATTGATTATTTCCATCCGCTCAGTGTTCTGCCTGACCCGTACCCTGACAAAAAGTCAACTGTAAACTCACGTTTTATAATTCCTTTCAAGAAAATACCGCTTGACCAGGCAAGGCTGATGTTTCAGAGTATGGGCTATGACCCGGATAAGGTTATTTCTGATACCGAAGCGGATACGATTATGAGCAATGGCATGGTTGAAGCGCGAACCAGCATCAATGACCAGTTTGTGACGGTATATTTGCCGGAGTGGAAGCAATTTAACCTCGATTCGATTAATCTGGGTATAATTCAGCAGGATGAGAGGGGAAATTTAACCCCAACACAGCTACAGGCTCTGAACAGTTATTGTTTTACAGGTATATATAATACAAGTTTGGGATTATGCGATTTCAGGCTGAATAAGTATGCGGACCCGCGTGATGATGATGGCTGGCAATTTCAGACTATCCCGTATGAGGATGAACAAAGCGACTTATCGGTATTCGGGAATTCCCGCATAGGCAAGAATGTGGTTCTTAATGACCTGTTAAATGTGGTGCTCACGGTGAAATTAAACAGTGAGCGGCATAGAATGGCAATAAGGGGATTTATAGCCAAAACCCTATATCAAGAATGGGGAAAAGATACGGTTCAGGATTTTATTGATATTGGAGCTATTCTGCCGGTGGATTTGGATGCTATAGGACCTAATGTAACACTTGACAATTTACTTCATATTATTCAGTGGCCTAACGAAAGTGCAAGTTTAACGGAGCTTATAACGATTATTGACCAAGTTTTAAAACGTAATAGCATCCGCAAGGAGATACTGCAGGGGCAGCTGCCAACAAAAACCAGTGAGCAGATGAGCGGGAAGCTGGCAAAAGAGCTTAAAGATTCCAATGCTACGCTTCTGCAGCCGATTGTTCAGAGCATTGAACTGGGTGTAGGGCTTGAATCCGGTTATATTTACAGGATTTTGGCGGAAGAGTTTGGTGAGGATGAGTGGGTAGAGATAACAGACGGCAAAAAAGAAGATCCGAAATACATCCCGATAGAAGCGCACTGGCCGAGTGCGCGGTTTTACCAATATTTGGGCAAAGCATATCCGAATTTACCGCCGGAGCAGGCGGCTATGAAGTTCAGTGAGAGAAGCATGGTTGAAATTGAGCGCAAATGGAGAGGCGCAGATGGTGAAATGCTTACGCCGGAACAGGTAGAAGCTGGTGATATTTACCATATCAACAGCCTTAAAGACCAGGATGGTGAAATACAGCGGTTCGGATTTAATGTTTCACTGACATTTGATATTGATGATACTAAATATGAGGATAAGGTACTTGCGGCGCAGTTATTTGCACGTAATCCCGACAGTGCCACGTTCTTCGAGATATTCCTTGAAAATCAGGGCGGATACTGGGCAGACAATAAGGATATGCTGGTTGAGAAATACACTTCTGAACGTGATGCAATGAAGAAGCTGCAATTTATCGAATCACTGGGACCGGAGTTCTGGGCAGAATTTCAACAATATGCACAGCAGTGGATGATGAGCCAGAAGATTAAATCAGCAGGGCAGGGCGGAAACTCCGCAAAGGCCGGAGCTAAGAAGCCGGTTCAGGAAGCAGTAGAACAATAAGATTTTAAAAATTATACAAGAAAGGTAAAATAAAATGAAGGCAGGAGATTTTATTATTTATGTTGATAAGGAGGGAAACAAATTCAATTCCCTGGTTACGGATACAGTGCTGGACCCGAACAAAACCGAAGAGGAAAGAGATGCGGATGAGTCCCCGAATGTTAATCTTGTTACTGTAAATGCAGAATTAAGCGGCGCTGCGGATGAGTATGGCGCTCCGCTGACAAGATACCGCAATGTGATCTTTGCAGGTAAACTGGGGAAAAAAGAGAATGTAGTGAACTGCTACATTATGCCTTCTGTAAAAGAGTAGCGGTTCCAAATAGAGTTATTGTGACAGTTATTATTTAGATTTGCAATATTAAACAAAAACTTTAACAACAAAAACATGTTTCGTTTATTTAGCTTCTTATACAGACTTTTCTTAATGGTTCTTTTCCCGGTGAAATATGCAGCCGGAGAAGAGAAGAAACCCGATAATAAACCCGAAGAGGGTTATGAATACAAGGAATTGCCCGGTATTGAGGGTCAAGACCTCAGTAAACTCGCACACATGTATGGACAAACAATTATAAAACCGAAGGAAGAACCTGTTAAGTCACCTGATAAACCTGCAGACCCCCCGAAGAAAGAACCTGAGCTTCCTGCTGGAGATGATAAGCCGATTAACATTGATAACATGACGAAAGCGGATGCAGAGAAGCTGGTAGAGGGACTGGAAGCGGATGATGAGGTTGATATAAACGGTGAGAAGATGAAGAAATCCGCTTTTCTTGCTAAATATGACGAGAAGCCTGCTGAAAAACCTGCGGAGAAGGAAGAAGAGAAGAAACCTGCCGGGGAGAAAAAAGAGGTTAAGGTTGGTGATAAGATGTTGAAACCCGAAGAATTTGATGCTGCGGTGAAGGAAATCAGCAAAGAATACGGCTGGGATGAGGAGTATGTTAAAAACCGCAAGGAATCAGACCTGGTAAAGGATGTTGCTAAGTTTATGAAGGATAAGGAAAAGGAGAAAGACCGCAATGAGAAGGGGCAGAAGCTGGCGCAGATTCAGCGTGATTTGAAGAGACAGGCTGATTTTCTTGAAGATAGGGTAACAAAGGTCGAGGAATCAAAGAAAAATGATGAAGAGGCACTGGCAACCACTAAGAAGATACTGGAGGTCAAGCTGGAGGACATGGATGATGATGATACAGTGAAAATTGGTGATGAGACTTATACCAAAGACGAACTGAAAACCAAGAAACTGATAGCCAGGGAGGATAAGAAGAAACTCGAAAACCGGATTGAAAAACATAAAACTTCGCTGGGCGAGCTGGATGTTCAAACCGATAACCTGATATATGCCTCTATATTTTCAGAAATAGAGAGCACAATCCCTGAAATGGTTTTGGGCGAAAATGCGGGTAAGATTTTGAAGGATATTGATAATAACAAGATAGATGATGAAGCGCTGGCACAGAAGGCGGTTGTTGTAGCTGCACTGGCTGATTCATATTTCACCTACATGCGCAAGAATCCTGAAACAAAGCTAAGGGTAGAGGGTTATTACAGGACACGTAAACATTTATTCCAGTTGTCGGGTGAGGCTGTCAAGCCAAAAGAACCGGCAAAATCCAAAGAAAACGAAGAGGGTGCACTTAAAAAGAAAATGCTAAAACTGGTATCAAGTCAAAAGAACGGTGTATTTATGCCAAAGGGAGGCGGTGTGGAATCGTCTCACATATCAGGCACCGAAGAAGAGAAAAGGGTTGCGGAGATGCACAAAAAGACGGGTATGGTGCGCGAAGATTACAATATGCTGGGCGTAGATGCGTAATCCGCCAGTGGCGGAGTTCTTTAATCATAGCATTTTGAGGGGTTCCGGGACACTCCGGGTGAGTAAGAATCTCAGGAACCGCAAGAGAGACATAGTCCAAACACATCAATAATTCTCCGAGGAGCAACATATTGGTGCAGCTACTTCCCACTCCGAGCGAGTAAGCACAGTAGTGAAACGCAGAGGACGCAAAGGGAGTCCGTAAAGGATAAATCCTTTTAAGGATAAACCCTTATAAGCATCGAATTTAATAACATTAAAGGAGCGTTTTCACTCATGAAATTATTTTCATTTCTATTCAAATTACTACTGATAGCTTTGGTCAGACCTGAATACGCGGGTTTGATATCGTATTCACATCTGGTGAATACGAAGGCTTTCGACCAGCTGGTTGAGGTGGATTACGGTGACAGAATCTACTACAACGAATCGCTGGATATTCCTACTATTGCACTCACACGTTCATTTACCAACATGGAGAAGGCTAAGAGCACGATTATCAAGGGTTATGACATGGTAATCAAGAAGAACGTGATTGAGCTAGGCACAACGTTTCCTTCTCAGGCTTCCGGTGACACTGCATTAACAATTACTTTGAGTGCTGCGGATAAAGACCACCTGGTTTTGGGAGAATTGATAAGATTCCTGTTCCTCCCGACGGGCGCAAACTATACCGGATTCTGCGTAGTAACCGATAAGAAAGCTACTACCGACACTACAACGATTATAATCAGGCCTTATGACTATGAAACCAATACCGCTTCTAAAATAGGTATTGCAAGCGGCACGAATGTAGATGCAGGGACAAAAATCCTCTTAATGGCTCCGAGAAGCGCTAGAGGTGCGGCATCTGTAACTGGTATAGCAATGTTCCCCTCGACCATTGATAACGAGTTCCAGGATATAAGATGGCCTTATGAGGTGGATGATATTGCTGCAACTGAAAAGATGTATATACAGGGCACACCTGAAAACCTGTTAGCCACACAGCATAAGGGGTATTTTAATAAGGTCAGGGAGGCTTCATTCCTCTTTAACGGTCCCCAGTGGGTATCACCGACAACTATTCTGGGCACAACGGCTACTATGAACAGCAACATGAAGGGGTTATGGACTTCTATTTACGGAGGTACATCACCTGCAAAGATTGGATATGATACCTGGGATCTGGTAAAACTGGATGATTGGTGCAAGGCGCTGGATAATTCCCGAATCGAGAACAAAAACAAGACATGGTTTGTAATGTGCAACCAGGCGCTTATAACCCAGATTACGCTTGCCAAGAGAGATAAGCCGGGGATTATGATTGAAGGAAATGATACTTACGGTATTCCGGGAGTCCAGAGAGTTGAATGGGGTTCAATAAAGCTCGACCTTCATAATCATTACCTGTTTGACGAGATCTGGAGTAACCACGATAAACCGCAGGCAATGGCATTGACCCTTCCTTTGCTCAGATACAAATACAAATACAAAGAATACCTGCGCCAGAACATTCAGGCTAATGATGAGACGAAGAAAAAGCATGAATACAGGATAGTTGAAAGCTATATAATTCACCAGCTTAACACGAGTTACTGGGGATTACTGTATGCTAACGACCAGAGAATTTAATTAAAGGTTTTGTTTCGTCCCGGGTGTAATGCCGGGGCGGAGCAAACTGTTTTTATACACTTTAAAAATATAGTCATGGACGAAAGAATAAAAATCATTTCACATCTGGGTATCTCAGGTGAAACGCAGTTAGATGATAATGGTAAGGTCAGGATTTTCAGGCCTCAGCCTGCATATCTTGAAGAAGATGGAGGCAAGGTTGCAGTCGGCGTATTTTACATCAAACCGGAAGATAAGAAGTTTATTGAATCCACAGACCACTTCAAAAACGGGATGCTGAAGTATGACAAAGCGGATAATGCCCTGGAAACCAGGAAAGACCCTGCTCATGTGCAGGTTTCCGTTGGACCCTCTGCTGCCACAGACCCTCTGAATATGCCTCAGAAGCTAAGAGAGAAGCTGGAAAACGCCAAAATGGTTGACCCTGATATTGTTTCCATGCTTCTGGAAAACATTGAAGGCGCTTGCGACAGGATTTTAAGTCTGTCAGCGGATAAGAAGGAAAAACCTGCAAGTGGTTCGGAGGATGCTTCTTCTCATGCAACGGATGTGCTTACGATTGACTCTTTACAGGAACTCAGCGCACAGGATTTGAAGGCAAAATTTATAGAATACGGAGAAAAATACGGATTTGCCGACAGATACAAGGCTAAGGCGAAGAAAGAGGTGAACGCGGTTCATTTGTTCGAGCTGATTGAGAAAGCTCAGAGTGTACCACCGGCGTAAAGCCTGGGATTACAGGGGTGAAGTGACTTGAAGTAAAATTTTTTTATAACATTTAAGGAGAAATTTCGTGAAAAAATTCATATTACCGACAATATTAGCTATGTTTCTTGTATTGTCACTGGCTTTCACAGTGCCTTTATCGGTAACTACTGCGAGCTGGACCGAACTGGATGATGTTGAAGGCGGATTTGGAGGATTGTATACAATCTTCACAAATTTTGATTCTTCAGCGGATAATTACACTGCCTGGACAACAAAGCACTCACGCTGGGACGGCGGGACCGTGAGCATGAGTTACTATTTCAATGCTGCTGCTACGGACAGCATCAAGGTTATACCACAGATTAAGATGGGTGATAACCTGATTGTAGATGCAGATACACAGCTTGTTATAGGCGCTTCCTCGCCCGTAGCGGGTGCTAAAACACTTACATTCAGTGCTTACGGCAGGCAGATGAGGCTAAAGATCCATAATCAGGCGGACAGCGGCGCAAACTTTGTGGGGAATGACTTAGAGATAGGTTTATATTCGCCTACAAATGATGTGATAAATGAGAAGAAGAACCACACAGATAAGTGGTCAAGTGGCTCTCAGGCAGAGAAAATGTTGAAGCCATTGCCAATAGAGCCGATTTATTAATTTAACCCCTACACCTTTCCGGAGTTTAAGGACTCTCAGCCTGCCTGAAATAATTTTTGAGGCGGTGCGGGGAAGGTGCAGGGGCTTTTCACATTAAAAAATGCCAGCAGGAGATATTTCAAAGAAATATGCTACAATTATCCTAGAACGATTAAAAGACATGCAGTTGAAAATCGTGCCGGGATTTAATGCTATTTATCAGGATTTGAGTGAACTGCAGAGGCAATGGATGCTCAGGTTCAAAATACCTCATACTCAGACTATTCCTGTTGTTGCAGGAACTTATATATATGACCTGTCACCTGTGATACATGGTATCTACAAGGTGGGAACCGATAACGGGGATATTGAGGAGATGATGCACTTTATTGACCCGATAGGCTGGACGATTGAGATACCGGAGGATTTTCTGGATGCAGGTGATAATATCATTGTGCGCGGATATTTAAAGCCGGGGCAGGACACAGGAGTGGTTATTGATTCAACTTTTATTTCTGCTACTGTTGATCCTGTAATAGGTCAGGAGTTTTACATGCTATTGGTTTACGGCTATTTATCGCGGTATTCAGAGGTTAATCCTGAATTTGAATCGAAGAAAGAGATTGAAAATCAGGTAAGAAGATTGGCTTTAAGTCTCAGGCCGGGTGATTACACGCCTGTTATCAGCGGAAAGGTGAGGATGTAAAATGGCACAGCCTTATCTGGAATATGTAACAATAGAAGTTTCAAAGGGTGCCGGGGATGAAGTTGCGGCTGCCGGCACAGACGGAAACAGTTTTACCTCGGCAGAACGTGTAAGGGGCATTAACAGAGCACGGAAAGAGATTTATACCGAAATGCTGAAATTACTGGGGATTGACGGGTTTAAGAAGCTGTATCCTGAGTTTATCAAAATTTCCTCGAGCATTGCAAAGACGGTAGTGGCTGAATCCGGATGCCTGATACCTTTAAATGCCGGAAATTCTTACTCAGCAGGAATAATAACAGCTGCTGTTATTAACGGGTCCGCAGGGATTGTTGACTTCGGGGATGCAGATTTTTCTAATGCCCTTGTATTGATGGTTGATATAGAGGATAACTGTGCTTTACATGCTACCCATGTAGATGCAGTGCTTACGGATACAACGCTGAGGATTAAGGATTTATTTCCTGCTCCATTGATAACCAGCGGTTTTTTGAGTGCAATTATCAAAATTGATGCGGATGGATATTTCATACGGCCATCAAACTGCAAGAAAGTGCTTAATGTATGGACTATGCCCGGAGAGCAGAATGTGCCGGAACTGGGTGCAGAATTATACGGGGAGTCAATAGGTGATGCTTACAGCAGCTTCGCGGGTTCGGCTGCTGCTCCAAAGTTTGTAGAAATGGATGAGGGAGTGCGGTTACTGCCAAATAGTCTGAGTTCACTTGTAAGGTTCAACATGCTTATTCAGCCGGTAGATGTTGTGCTGGCTACAGGTGACGATATTCAGGAACCGGAGAGCTGGAAAGAAATAATAATCCAAAAAGCCACTGAAATACTGCTTTCAGGGGTTCAACTTATTTAATAAAAGGAGTTTGAAATGCCTAATAAATTAGGAACGCACGCGGCCGGTTACATTTTTGAAACCTTCAAGGTAAGATTACAGAAGTTCACTGATAAGATAATAACGCCGGAAGAGTTCATTAAAATGCTGAATTATGTAGTAGATGAATATGTAATGCTGGGAGGGTTGCTGGATGATGATGAATACCGCGATAAATTCGATTTAGTTGATCCTACGGGGCAGGCAGGAGGTCTTATAATAGGCGCTGATATTGGGGTTGGAGATTTTATCTATACGGATGCAACAAAGACTCTGCACATAGAAACCAGTGTTTTTGCCGGAGGAAATTTTTCTCCCGGATTCACAAGTTTTAATGCTATTTACACGGTTGGCGGAGTGATTTATTTAAGACAGGCGGTTGGCGGTGCGTATCTTGAGCCAAATGTGATTGAGAGTGTTACGGATACGGAAAATGCTATACTCCGTGATGCCTGGGGTGCAAACTATGCAAAAGCTGATATTTCAGGGGTTATGCTCATAATTCCCGGAACAGTTGACAGTATTGTTATCGGCGGATTAGCTGCTTACAAGAAAATCCACAGAATAGTGGGAATATTCAGTTCATTATACGGGGAGTGTTTCGATAAACCGTTAGCAGAGTTTAAGAATATAACAGATCCGCGGACTTATCCCTATAGTTCAAAGCGTGACCAGATTTTATACACGCGTGACGGTGAAAACCTGTATTTTGTAAAGGGCGACCTCGCAAGTTATGGCACGAGAACACTCCATTATATCCGCACACCCGAACATATAACAGTGCTGGCAGACCTTGTAGATTTAAGAGATAGCCACACAAACGTGATAGTTGACAACTTAATTGTTGATGGAATCCAGACTCTCAAAATCCCGATGCCTCCTGAACTGGAGCCGATTGCTGCAAGACTGGAAAAATCAAGGAGAGCCGCTAATGAACAGCTTGCAAAACACCTGGAAGGCAAAGAATAACAGTTAATTATGACAGGATTTGCTAAATATTTCACCGAGGATAAAAAGGTTTTAGATACCTTTGACAAGGGGTATGTATCCACTCAGGATGTGCATCCTCACAACTATCCCGAAGGTGCGGTTTCGGGGTGCAGTAATACGGATTTTTATCCTAAGCTACGGCGGAGACTGCCATATAATACTTATTATGATACTGTGGCATGGATGCCTTCCGGCTATGCTGTTTTAAATTACTTTGAGAAGCGGTTTGTAGATAAATCCGGGAATGATAAGGATGTTAAGATATTTGTTGTAAGAAACTCCACTACCGGTGATGTAAAGATATTTGCAGTTGGGTATTACAATCCTGCAGTTACCTACGAAAACAACTATAAAACCAGCGGTTTCGGGTGGAATACCGATGTTGTTGAAATAACCGAGAGTTACGAGGATGCCGTGGCGTTTACGGGTAAAACTATTACGATTGAAGATGCTACGAAGGCTAATCCATGTGTGATAACCTCCATAGCACACACACTTTCCAACACTGATAAGGTAGAAATAAAGGATGTTCTGGGTATGACTGAGCTGAACGGGAATGTTTATACGGTTGCTAATAAAACAACCGATACTTTTGAGCTTTCAGGGATTGATTCAACCGGTTACGGTGCCTATGCCGGAGGCGGCACGGGTGATAAAATATGGGTGGTGGGAGGAGTAAATTACAATGTTACCAGCGTTGAAGCTGAATTTGAGCAGGCAGAGGATTATTTCAGGGGATTTTTTGTATTCGATTCAGAAGGTGAACCTATAGGTTTTGTGACAAGTTCTATATGGGATACGGCTACAGCTTATTTCAGGGTGGAGCACAGCATACTGACTTATCTTACATCAGGTGTACTAATAAGCAGGTTTAAGGTGAATTATTTCAATTCTGCTTTTTGGAATGATATTACAAGAGTGCGGTTTTTCGAGGAGCCTAACCGGCTGAAAATAATGTTTGGCGATGGTTCATGGGTAATGAGGCTTGAATATATCAGTGACAGAAAATACTTTGCAGAATACAGTGTGGAGACTTTTGTATTTCCTAATTACAATACAAACAGCCCGGGATTTACGATAAGCGGGAGGTTTTCAGGAACCCAGGAGATGGACTATACGGTGAGGATGGCAAGGATTTTCGGCCCTACGGTAGTGGGGAGTGATAAGACAATAACAAATATTACATGGAGCGGGACCGCTTCAATTGTAACAACCTCCGTCGCTCACGGCTATTCTCCCGGAGAATGGGTTTTAATTACAGGCGTAGTGGGAATGACAGAGGTGAACGGCAAATATTTCAGGATTGCAGCTACGCCTGCCGGAGATACTTTTGAACTTGAAGATATTAATGTGAGCACATTTACCGGCTACGGAAGTGCGGGAACCAGCAAGAAGATTGTAGCTACTAACATGAAATGGGGATGGCAGTATAAAGACAGTATAGAGAATGTGTGGAAGTTCTTTGTTTACAATGCATTACCTGATTTATCAGCTTCTTATCCGCTTAATAATGGGTTAAGCATAGTAATTAACTCAGTAGGGTTTTTGGTGAATGATGAGTCAACTTTTCAGGTAAACAAGGGTGTTAATGAAAAAAGCTGGGATGGGATTTATTTCGATTATGATGCGCCGTATATACCGAACAAAAAAGCACACAAGCATTTTGATGATTCCAGCGGTGCGGATGGTGATGCCTCTGCATTGAGCTTTAATGAAATAGGGAATCAGCTGGGGATAAGATATAAAATCACAAAGAATTACGAGCCAATTACAAGCACAATGTTATGGAGACAACGGCAATACTCACTTGCTGTGCAGATAGACGGATACCAGACGATCTTTATCAAAAACCTGTTCTGTGAAAGAATAACGGGCACTCCGAACAAAGTTATTGCACTGGATATTCAGGCTTTTCTGGAACCGTGGTTTAACAGGCGGATAACCGCTTTGATGCTGTTTTACGGTGAATATGACAATGATTTAGACTATCCCGTGGAATCACAGTTACCGGAGGTTTATTTGCTTACCTCGGCTGCCAATGGAACTATTAAGCTCAGTGAAACAGGGGCCACAAAAGATGAGTCTGCTTACAGGGTTGATATTTTAAGCGGATTTTACAATCCAAATCCTTTTGCTTCGGGTGTTACTTTGAATGATTATCTGAACCAATATTACCAGAAGGATATCCGGATTAAGTGCGAGGATATGATACAGGTTGGGTATGATGTGCTTGCCATAAGACTGAGCAATGATTCTGTGAATACAGATGTGGAGGATGAGAACCAGCTTCCGAAGGATGGGAAAGGCACAGTAGCACTCAGCCAGGTTCAAAACGGTATTATAAATGCCACGAGCATCTTCTGCACAGAGCGGTTCAGAGAAATTACCACAGGTCAGGAATTACTGAGAGGAGTATCACTGTTAGGCTCACAATACCTCTTATTTACGTATAGGAAGGCTATACACGGCGAGATTCTGGACCCTGTGACCTATGAGTTCAAAACTCACTCTGAGTTCACTAATAAGGGGCTTATAGCACGTGAGGGGCTTGTAGCAGCCATCCTACCCGGTGTAGTGGAATCAGGACCGCCTACAGCGCCGCAAACAACACAATTCAGCGGGGTGTACTGGCTGGGATATGAAACTATATGGGGGTTTTTCGGGAATGAACCTGTTGACCTGCTAGAGCCTGTGAAGGGTGATAAACGCTGGAAAAAGGAATATGAGAAACTTTCTACATCTGTGAGGGGAAATTGCGTGAGCGGATACCTGCCCAATATGCAGGATGTATTTTTCTATTTAAACAGTAAAATTTATATTTACAGTTTTCCTGCTAAACACTGGAAAATTTATAATTATGGGGATGCTCCACTAGGATTTATAAGCGAACTACAGGGGGAATTGTATTTCTGGACAGCAAGTGTAGTTTACAAAACCGAGCCTAAAACCACTTCACTGGGAAGGGATAAAAACAGCGTGGATATTACTTTCGGCTGGGATTGGTATATGACGCATGGGAGTCCGGCAATGCTAAAGATACCTCATTTATTGGATTTATTCTACAGTATTTTGACAACACAGACGCTGGGTGAGTATAATGCTGCAAAGATTAACATTAAAATCAGTGAAAAAGCTACAAGCGATGTGCTGAATAAAGATTTCACGCTGAGGGATGCGGCTACAAACTTGACTTCAGATAAGAAGAGGCAGCTGATAGGGCATACAGATGTTACAAAAGCAGGGATGAGGAAACCGTGGAACTATTACAAAGTGGCTATAGCGAGTGATTCCACTACGGATGAAAATATAATCACCTTTGAGGTGAACCGGATAGAGTTAACAGCAAAACTCAGGCCGGGAACAGTGAGCAAGAATTAAGGAGTCAAGGTGTTTTTACTTTTTTTAAATTTTTCAATTATTTGAAAAATAAGTGAAAAGATAATTAAGACACTATAAATGCCTATAATATTCAAGAAGAAAGGACCACCAATGATTTTATCAGATAATATGTATATAAAAACTATAATAGATATGAAAACAATTAATATTAATAATGATAAAATTACTCCCCCAAAAGAGGGTAGAAAATTATCTATAAAGGAATCTACTGATTTATGTAGAAACTTACGGAAAGATTCCATGTTCTTTTAGATAAAAAGTTTAAGGCCTACTTATCCTAAATGCAGGGCTGACGATAGAATCGGTAACAGGATTACCGTAATAAGCAATGATGCGCCACCAAAGAGAGTTGCCTGGATTTGGAGGGACATAGTTACCCCAATAAAATGTATCTGTAATAAACCAATTGGGGTTAGGGTCGGGATACCATTGATTAGAAGTGCTAGTAACTTGAAAATGATATTTTACAGGGTTACAAGTTGAGGACCATGAGAAATAAGTACTGTCAGGCAAAGTTTGCCAGCTGGTATCATCAGGCGGAGTAAGCAGAGAGATTGATTTTGTGCAGGGCACAGGGATTGAGGATGTTACAGGACTGGAATTATCCGAGCAGCTGAGGAAGTAAAAAGTAAAAAGGCAGAAGGCAAAAAAAGCCAGGTTGCGGATTGTGGTTGATAACATTGTCGTAAAATAAGTTTTTAAATATGCGTCTTTACAAATATAATAAATAAAAAAATCCTGTCAAGGGGAAAACGGTAAAATGGCTGATTTTACCAAAATAAAGAAGAAAATTAAGGTAGCGCCAGTTCCTAAGATAATTAGTGAGTTGGTTCTATCAGTTGAAGAAGCTCTTGCGGGGCAGGGTGAGAGGATGGATGCACTAGAGGAACAGCAAAAGGGCTTTGATGAAGATGGTGACGGGGTTATTGATAATGCACTCAGAATTAACGGTTTAAAATTAACAGTGGGGGTAACACCTCCGGAAAATCCACAGGTTCATGATTTGTGGCTTGATATTTCCTAGAAAGGAATAAAATGATTTACATCTTAATTGAAGATTTTGGGAAGGCGGGGTATGGAAGCCCCTTAGCGTTTAAGACTGAAGGAGGGATGAAAAAACATATTGATGATAATCCGACACATAACTACAACATTTATGAAGTTAAAATAGGAGAATAAGCCATGGCACAAAAATCTAACCCATCTGTGGATACTTATAACAGTGACGGTTACACTGACCAAGTCGGAGGAATTACGAATATTTACACTACGATTGACGAGGGATACCCGTTCAGTGATGCGGATTATATACGTTCTGCTGTTGCACCTTCGAGTGATGTTTATGTAACAAAATTAAGCACAGCTGAGGACCCCCAGTCATCATCCGGGCATATAATCCGTTTTAAATATGCTAAAGATGCTGCCGGAGGGGCGCAGGTTGATCTTACGGTTCAATTAAGACAAGGCTATGTTAATGAAGGAACGCCGGGAACACTGATTCACGAAAAGGTGGTCACAAATATAAGTAATGTATTTACCGATGATTCATTCACTTTATCGGCGGGGGAAGCTGATGCAATTACCAATTATGCAGATTTATATCTAAGATTTGTAAGTAATCAGGTGTAGGGAGTAACAGGATGTGGCAATACAAAACAGAGCGCCTACAAGCGATGAAGCTGTATCGGGGACATGGACAGGTTCTGCGGGAACACGTTATCAAGCAGTAGATGATTATCCTGACACCGTGCCGAATGATGTTCTTGACCATGGCACGACGGCAGGAAATTTAACTTTTGGATATAGTTCTTTTAATATTCCGGCAGGTTCAACGGGGATTTCAGTTCAAGTTAGATATTATGACAGGGACGTATCATCAGGAACAAATCAGAGTGCCGGACGGCTAAAGGTTGGAGGAAATTATTACAATGCTTCGACACATAATCCAAATACAACCTTAACGGTAAGAAGTGATAATTGGGCAAACAATCCAAAAACAGGCATTGCATGGACGGTTGACGATATAAACGGTGTTGGAGCGAATGCACTTCAGGCATTTGGATTTTTCAGTGGTGATGCAAATCCACAGTTAAGATATTCCTGTATTGAATTACAGGTTACTTATACTCCGCCAGAGAACCGTGCTTATATAAGCGGAGCGGAGTTAGAAGTCCCGGCAGCTCCGAGAAGGGGTCAAATTTCAGGGGGTGAGTTTGAGGTGCCTAATCCTCCAAGGCGGTCTCAAATAAGCGGGGCTGAATTTGAAGTACCTGATGCTCTTGTGAATGACAGGAGAGGTGAAATTTCAGGAGCGGAGTTAGAGGTTCCAACAGCACCAAGAAGGGGACAAATAAGCGGAAGCGAGTTTGAGGTTCCCAATGCACCTCGAAGAGGGGAAATATCAGGCGGTGAGATGGAAATTCCGGATGCTCCAAGACGGGTTTATATAAGCGGCGGTGAATTTGAAGTACCTGAATATCAAAGACGAGTTCTGGTATCTGGTGCAGAAATGGAAGTGCCAGGGGGTCAAAGGAGAGTTCGGATTTCGGGAGTTGAATTTGAGATACCTAATTTAACCACCGGCGGGGTCTTAAAGCGCTGGACAGGTACAGAATGGGCAAAAGTAAATTAAAAAAATGCGAAATCGCGAAGAAATATTGAAGTTATTAAGCAGGGTCAAAGCTGATGCCGGGATGGACCCTAGCGAGGAGCGGAAACCGTTATTTGGCAACCTGCTTGGGAGGTTAGAAGACCAGTTTAACAGTGAAAGAGATGATTTTTTAAATGATGTTGATTATATGGAAAATCTCCATAATCCGTTACTGGAAAATGGATTGGAAGATGAGCAGCCTATCAACGAAAAACTGAATTGGGGCACACTGAAAAGAAGAATGGGTGAAGCTCAAGGGAAACCGGGCAGAGAAGGCATGGGCGGAGCTGGGGGTGAGGGCGAACGTATGTTTGGCGAAACGATTGAAGAAAATAAAATTCCTGCAATCTTAGCTAATTATACGGATAAAAGTTCAAAACGGCGGAAGATGAGAAACTTTTACGGAAGCGATTTTGTGCCTGTTGACGAAGAGGAGCAGGCAAATCTTGACGCTATTTCAAAGGGTAAAGTTTCAAATAATACTTATGCTTCCGATTTATTCAAAGATTTTTTCCTGACAAATATGCAATTACAGCCGGTAAAAAATCCAAAAGACCAAAGTTTAACAGGCAATACAAAGAGACAAATATTAAATAAAATGCTGGGCCGTGTGCCCGTAGGAGGATTAAATTATTTAAATAAAAATCTCCCTGATGTTATGACAAGAGAAACGGGATTCAAATATACGCCTAATACAGGATTTAACTGGATGATTGGTGAAGATACCACGCCTGAAATGCTCTCAGAGGGAATATTGGGGTCAGTTGATATTCCCCAGACGCGGAACATGACAGATTTCAGGGAGAAAGATTTTTCGGAGGGGTTTAATATTCACTCGCATCCTGATGTAGTTGAACCATCACCACAGGACAGGGAACCATTTGTTCCATGGGGTGCTCAGTATATCACCGGGCCAGAGGGGCAAACATTAAAATATGGGGTTAAGAAAAAACAGGATAAATTATTCAGAAATTTAATTAATAAACTTCCGTTATGGGCAAAGAAATAAATAATCAGTCTATTTCTTCAGTTGAATACGAACCGAGCTTATCGGTAACAGTATATGAGTTTTTGCCGGTGCGGATAATTGTGATAAGTTCATCATCATCCCACACTTTGATGGTTTTTTTGAGGGGGTTGTTTTTAAGAGCATTTTGTATAAGGTGTCCCCTAATAGCATCTTTAATGGTATATACACAACGGAAAGATGGGGGGAGTTTGAGGTCAGCTTTATAACAATAACCGTAAGCAGATTCAGGAACAGCAGAGTAGTAAGCAACGAAAACGGAAACAAGTATGATGAAAATAATAAAGAAGCTAATGTATTTTTTCATAGTGGAGCAATATAATACAGAGTTTAAAAAAATATTCTACCTTTAACAGGGTATTTTAAAAAATAACGAAAATGGGCAGAAACGAAATAGAAAATTCAATACTACTGATAACAAAATTTAAGCAGTATGAGAAGGTTTGCCATAAAACCACGCCGGATAAGCCGATGATAGTAATTGGCTTTGTAATAACTGGAATTGATGATGACGGGAAAGTTAGCCAGCACACGGTTAGCTGTGCTCACGGTGACGGTGGAACACAATATTTTTTCCCCGGAGAACTAGAAAAATATGACCCTGTGGGAATTTCAAATAAGGAGGAGGAAGTATAATGGAACCTATTATAACAAGTGCGCTTATAGGAGCAGGGATTAAAGGGTTTTCAAGCCTGTTTGGTGACTCTGAGGAAGAGAAGCGGAATAAACAGCGCCAGGCAGCCATAAAGGCGCTCAGGGCGCAGATTGCGCGTAATCTGCAGCAAGCCGGGACTGAGAAGCTGCAAAGTGACAGAACTTTCAGCGGAAGGGTAACAGACAGGCGCGGGGCTTTGAACTCAAAACTCACATCACGCGGAATGGACCCTATTGGCAGTATTTACAGCAATGAAGAGGATTTGATAGAGGGCAATATCGGTGAGAAAAGCGCTATTGATACGAGAACCGCGGCGCTCAATGCCTCGGTAGAAGATAATATTGGTGAGTTGGAAGCAGGGGTGGAAGAACCTGAAGGCGGTTTCAGCCGGTTTATGGGGGGAGCTATTGAAGGGGCTAACCTCGGAATGGGTTTTGGGAAAGCGCTGGGATTTCTGGACCCGAAAGCAACAGGGATGGGAATGGGAGGGACTGACGGCACTCCGATAACAACCGGAATGGATAATCTGGGAAACGATGGGAATATGGGTATGGGCGGTGACTACGGATTTTTGAGTCCAGAGAAAAGTATGCTCTCAACCGGTAATTTACTGGGTATGGGTGAGGGTGAGAATTACGATTATTCGGGTTTATTAGACAAACTAGGTTTATCAGACAAATTATTACCCGAAGCAGGGTTAAAAAAGCGGTTCCGAATACGCTAAAAGAATTTACACGAATTGAGGAAACTATGCCAATAAGAATACCAAGGGGCGAGTCACAGGATTTCTGGTCAAAGTATGCGGGTCCTATAAACGAGTTACAGGGGAATGTATCCGATATTACCCGGTATGATAACTATGAAAAGGCTGTAAATGAGTTAAAACAGTATAAACAGCAATTTGATGATTTGAACCGGGTTGGAACACTCCGCCAGAAATTAGCTCAAACCACAGGAGCGGAACTTCCAGAGTTCAGGGAAGAGGATATTTCTGTGCCAAATGTAGATTATTTCGATATGCTGCCCGAAGAACAGATCCCCCAGGAATTACGTGATTACACTGATTACATGGACAGATACACAGACCCGAAAACCAAGGAATACACAAAAGAGGTTACTTTTGACGATTATTTGACTACGCTGGGGAAAAAGGAAGAGTTTTTAAAAAATTATCCCAATGCGTTCAAAACCGGCAAGAAGCAGGTGCCAATGACAAAAGAGGAACTGGAGCAGGCACGTTATAAAATGGCGGGATTCACTGACGAAGATACAGAGTTTTTCACTCAAAACGCAGGTAAAGAAGGCGAGGTTGCGGATTTCAATAAAATACTTGAAAACCTCGCACTAAAATACGGACCTATGCTGCGTTCATCAGGCTCAATGGGGAATCAATATGAAGAGCAATTCGGGAAAGAGTTACAGTCAATGCTTCTTCAGGAACCGGAAAAGACAAAGTTTGAAACCTATGTTGATAAAGAAAGCGGTGAAGTGGTTTATTTTGACCCTTACAATCCCCTCAACGTTCATTCTGTTAAATATGCCAATAAGGAAAAGCCTCCAACAACAAAGAACTGGAAAGTATTTGAGGACTCCGAAGGTAATCCCTATCACGGTGAATGGGTTTATCAGAACGGCGAGTGGGTGATTGAGAAGAAGGCGGAACTGAATAAAAAGGAGATGGAAGATTATAGTTCCTACAAAGATAAAAGAGATAAAACAGGGGTTTACACGCCTACAGGGAGACGAGGTTATACAGGCAGTTCAAAGAATACTGATTTCAGCAAGTGGACTCCGGAGAAGCTGAAGAGTTTATCAAAAGAGGATTTATTAAAGTTCACAGCGGGTGAACTGAAAGGAATCAGTGATTACAGGTCATATTTAGATGAAGAGGTGAGTGATGAACTGGCTGATTTGATAGCAAATGCACCAAGTGAATTGGATGAACTAATAACGGAAACCAGCGTAGGCTCAGGAATAGATGAGGAAACTTACAAGAATCTGGGTGACGACCAAAAGTTTATGGTGGATGAGCTGGGTAAGTTTTACGGTGAATTCAATAATGCACTGAGCCAGATGCAGAGGCAGAAAAGTGAGGATGCAAAGCTGAATGCAATGTCGGTGCTGGAGGGTGTTTATACGTGGATGGGCAGCTTAGAAGGCCACATCCCGGGTGATGTTTTGGAAGATGCTTACAAGCGGGTAGATGAGTTCGTTTCTAAAATTAACTGGCCTTATTAAGAATCCAAATTAATGGCGGATACCAAAGACAAATATTCAGGTTTAAGGCGTGAGAATGTCTTTAAACGCTTAAATGTTACCTCTGACCTGTTAAAGGAGCGGGCACGGCAGAAATTACAGCAGCAGAAACAGGAAGAGGTTATTCAAAAACCTAAGAGTGACTCATTGCAGATGCTGAAGAATTTGCTTGGTGCGAATCCCATTTCTTTGAAATCACCGCAGGACATCATAGAAGAAGGCAATTTACAGCGTCCCGGCAAGATTTTAAGAGGTGAGGGAACAACTGCTGATATACTTTCAACTGCAAAGACAGGTGCTCTGCCAAAGATTATTGCTCTTAAAAAACTATTAACAGGTGTAACAGAGGAACCGGAAACAGCAAGAAGTGTAGAAGGCATCACGCGGGAAGCGCCGAAAGAGTATGTTTCAGGCCTTGCTCCTGATGTGCCGATAGTTGAATCAACAAAGGAACCGGAAACCGCTACAAAGCGGATACTGGACAAACTCAGAAATGTGCGTGGGAAACTGGGATTTGGAGATGAACTTAATGCTCCGAGGGAAATCGGAAGAACCGAGATTAAGAAACCGCAGGTATATGATGATAAGAGACCATTCACTCCGGCAGAAGAGCGTGAAGCCATCAGCGGCGCAGAGGATTTATTAAAGGGCACAGAACTCGAAAAGAACCGTTATGTCAGGCGCGAGATGGGAATAGAAAAGAAGAAGTTCACACCTGTTCCCTTTGATTTTATAAATACATTCGGACATGCTTTTTTCAACACACTACTAGCTGACCCGCTGAAGTTCTTCGGCGGCGTATCATCTTATCCGCTCAATAAAATCACAGGCACGCGTCCGGAAGATAATATTTTATACAAAACCGGGGTTGGGATTTCCAAGCATCTTGAAGAAGCATCAAAAATTAATCCTAATGTGCGTGATATGCTGGGAGTGCAGATGTTTCAGGGATTCGGTTCCACGGCAGGATTTATAGCAGGCGCATTTCTGACAAAGGGCGCTAACCTGCCTCCGAGCGTAAGTGTAGCATTATTGGGTGGTATGACGCAGGCGGGGCAGGAATTTGAAAATGCTTACAATGTATCAGGCAGTGAGAAGAAGGCACTGCAATCAGGGATAATTGGTATCCTGCTGGGCGCTACAGAAGCGGCACCGATAGCACGTTTTCTTGACCGGTTAGGCAGGTTTGCAAAGACTCCGATAAAACAAATTATCCTGGAATCGTTTAAACAGGGCTTTGAGGAAGGCGCTCAGGAGATGTTTCAGCAGTTTGGCAAGAACCTCACTGCTAAACAGCTATATGACGCATCCAGGGACTTAAAAGAGGGGGTTCTGGAAGGCGGTGAGGTAGGTTTCCTGACAGGGTTATTGATGAGCGGACTGGGCAGTGCAGGGATGAAGATAATGAATGATCCTAATGCTACGAAACAGGAAAAGAAATATGCACAGAAGCTGGTGGATTTGGAGAGTGAAGGTATAAAGGAAACACTGACCTCGATAAAGGATGAGACTAAGAAGTTTATTGAAACCGAAAAACCAGTGGAGAGTGAAAAAATAGCCACAGAGACCACAGAGAAACTGCCTGAGAAGGTGGAGATTGAGGGTGTTGAGGAAGCGGAAGAGGAATTGGGAATAGCCCCTCCTGTCCTCCCCAAAGGGAAGGAAAAGATAACCTCACGCAAAGAACGCGAAGGCGCGGAGGAAAAACCTACCACAGAGGGTGCGGAAATTACTCCTAAACAGGAAAGAAGGGGCATAAAAGCTGTATGGAGGCGGAATAAAGAAGGCGGGCAGGAAATCGGGAATAAGCAGATTATTGTTAAACCTACTTTAGAACAATTCAGAGATGAGATTCTTCCCCGGTCCCGCAAAGGTTTTTATAAAGGTAAAACTCCAGAGGCACAATTCAAGGATTTTGAAGCCAAAAATGAAGGAACGGATAACCCAACTGTAATAAGTTTGATTGATACCGGTGAAGGATGGAAGGTTGATAAGGTTGACGGCATGAATGAGATTTACAATGAAATTCAAGTTAATAAAGGGAAAGACTGGGTAAAAGAAGTTGATGATTTAAACAGTAAAGACGCAACTGATTTTAGAAAAATCGCAGATAGCGAATTAAAAAAGGAGGTGCAAAATGCCGAAACAATACGAGGGAATGAGGAACAAATTCCACGAGGAGGGACTACCGTTGAACCTGGCGAAGAGAAAAGCGGCAAGAATCTACAACTGGAAGAGGAAGAAAAACCCAAACCTGCCGAAACTGAGCAACAAACACAAATTCAACATGGTAAGGAAGATATTGGGGAAGTAAGGGAAGAAAGTAAAAAAGCAAAAGTAAAAAAGCAAAAAGAGATAGAACCTGAAAAGACCCGGATGGATTACGCTGTTTCAATGACAAAAGCAGAGTTTGAGAAGGCTGATAAAGAGAGTAAAATTCCGTGGGATAGCGAGTTTGCTGGAAGTGAACAAATAGTACTGATTAAGAAGGCACAAAAAGAGGGCAAAACTGTGCCAGAGAATATACTGAAAGATTATCCTGAACTGAAAGGTGAGACGGAAAAAAGTGAGGAAATTAAAGAGACTACGGTAAAAGAGAAGAAAAGTGTCTCACAAGGTGAAAAAGTGAAAAAGACTGAAGCATTTGGTGAGGTCGAGTTGAGTGCGATAACAAAGGACTTGAAGAATTATCAGGGCAGGCAGGGTGAGGAATACAGCGAGCAGACTTATAACCGGATATTGAATGAAGAGAAGGAAGGTAAGTTTGTGCGTTCATCCATGCCTCCTATTCTGGTTTATGAGCGTAAAAATGGCACATTTGAACTGTTGGCGGGACACAGCCGGTTAGCAGCGTTTGAGTCACTTGCCAAGGCTAATGATGATTTTAAGACAATTCCTACACAGTTCATCAGGGAAACAGACGGTGTTACATTTGAACAGGCAAAAAAGATAGCACAGGAATCAAACCAAGGGGCGGTGCAGAAAGTAACCGATAATGCTTTGTATTTCAGGAAAATCAGAGAAGGTATTGAAAGCACTACTGAAATCAGGCAGAAGGCGAAGGATTTATACGGCAACAATGCTACCTACATAATCGAACTTTCATACCTGAATCCAAAGGGCAAAACATTTCAGTCATTGGTAGCAATGGCAAAGGCAGAGGATAAGGATACACAGGAACGGCTGGGCACAGTTGCGAGCTGGGTAGGCGCTGTGAGGCAGAGAATAAGCAGGAAAATCACGGATTCACATGAAAATGAGATGTTTGATTATCTGATGGATGAGAAGAACTACCAGAAGTTTAAACTGAAATCAGGGTTTATTGATAAAATTACTGACATTGTTGAGAATCCTGAGTATGACAGGACCAAACCACTGAATCTTCCCCAGACAGCAGAACTCACAACCGCAGAGCGTGAATACAAGCGCAGATTGAATCAATTGGCTGCGGAGCTGAAAGAAAAGGAAGCGGAATTAAAATCACGGAGAAATGAACTTGTAGGTAAGCAAAAAGAGAAAGGCTACACTAATGAGGATATAAACAGGGTTCTGGAGCCTGTGAGGAATGAGATTATTGCTATTGAGCAGGAACGTGATGAACTGCAGAAGCAGGAGGGCAAATATAAGCAGGCAGGTGAGAGTGAAATAGGATTATTCGGCGGTCCAACTGTGGAGCCGAAAAAAGTTCAGTTTGCGGAAACAGATGATGAGAAGCAGAAGGTGCTGGATGAAATTGACAGGTTGAAGCAGGAGGCGATCAGGAAAAGTGGAATTGGTGATAAAGGCACTGAAGGGAACGTGATGTTCCAAAAGGAACTAACTGAATCCTCTCCATTTAAGAAGTGGTTTGGGGACAGTAAAGTTGTGGATGAGAACGGGAAACCGCTGGTGGTGTATCATGGGACAGGGAAAAATTTTACAGAATTTGATAAAAATAAATTACAATTCTTCTTTACGGATGACCCAGAAATAGCTTCTTTATATTCTAAAAGTGTAGGTTCTCCTAATATTATGCCTGTTTATTTAAAGATAAAAAGACCTTTCGTTAAAGATTATGATAAGGAGTATTATGCTGTTCCTGATATAGCTGCCGATATTGAAGAAGCCATAAAAAATAATAATGATGGACTTATATTATACAATACCGAAAACGTTGGAAATATTTATATAGCCCTTGAGCCGACGCAGATTAAATCTGCTACGGGGAACGTGGGAACATTTGATGCGAGTAACCCGAATATCCTCTTCCAGAAGGATGAAACCGAGGGTATTGAGCCTGAAAACTTACAGATACTTGCGGATCATCTGACATTTAATTATATTAAGCTAGGTAATTTCAGAATACAGCAGGTAGCAGAGAGGCTTATTGACGACGGATTGCCTCAGCTTCTGCCGTATTTAAAACACTCATATAAAAACTTCAAAGCCGGAACAGATGTAAGTCTGCCGGTGTTAAACAGTTTAGACGATGAAAAACTCATTGAAAAATTCGACCCCGAAAAGTTCCGTGAAGGATACATTCTCTCCACCTACGAAGGAAGAACTGGACAAACTGAAGGGGGGCTTCCCGCCTCTGAAGGAGAACGAGTTTCTGGCAGACCAGCCGTTTCTCCAGCAGATAGAGGAGAGGGCGGAAGAGGGCGACCTCCACTCCGTTATGCAAACACGGAAAATCTACCCGAAATTACGAAGGAACATGTTGTAAAGGGTAAATATGATGTTGACGAGCATCAGCGCTACGGAATCAATTTAGCACTTCAAAGATTTCTCACATATCTCAAAAAAGCATTTCTATTAGCCGACGGCACGGGAGTAGGTAAAACCCGTGAAGAGCTTGTTATAGCTGACCAGGTGAAAAAGCAGACCGGCGGGAAAATACTGATCGTAACAGAATCCACAAGAGTTATAAAAGAGAGTTTTGTGCCGGAGGCAAGGCGCACTAATATTGCTTTATCCGATTTCGAGGTAGGAAGTTATACCGAACTCCGGGATAAAAAAATAGGCACAGGACAGTATGCTCTTGCAATATTTGATGAATCGCATAACCTGAAAAATATTGACTCCGGTAAGAGTGATGCAGCGAGAAAAGTTAAAACTGAGAGATACCTGTATGCTACTGCTACTCCGATGGATCAGGTTACACAGGCAGCTTACTACCTTGCTGATATAACCGACAGACCCCTGCATGAAATAACTAATGAACTGGGTTTCAATATAGTTGAACAAAAAGATTTTTTTGGAGCCAGAACGCGGTATGTGTCAGCTATGAAACCGGGTATAACTCCGGATATGGTTGTTGACAATGTGCTGAAGCTGAGAAATGAGGCCATAAAGAACGGCGCTATGATAAGGCGTGAGTATCCGTTTTATGGTGAGATCAAGGAAAAGAATCTTGGACTGGATGCTGATACACTGACCAAACAAACAATGATTGATGAGTTTTACCAGCAGAAAATTGATTGGATAAAGAAGCAGGTAAAATACGGCAGGATTTCGCGTGAAGAGGGTAAGGGTATTATGATGGCTTACGGTTCAAAGCGGAAGGATGAGCTGTGGCATTTAACCGAGCCATTGAAAGCGGAGTATGTTTTCCAGCAAACGGTGAAGGATTTGGAAGCGGGGAAACAGGTTGTGATAGTCGGCAGTTTCTACAGTGAGAGTGTATTGAGTTCGATAGGCGGTAATGTTGAAGCATTTATCCCGATAATTGAGAGGAAACTTACCGAGGCGGGTATAAAATTCGGCAGGGCTTACGGGAGCAAGGAAAAGAGAACGATGGAAGGAATTGATGATTTTCAGGCGGGTGATATAAAAGTTTTGGTAATGACCACTAAAACAGGGGGTATTGGGATTAATCTGGATGATGTGGTTGGTGATGCTCCCAGAAGTGTATATGTGGCTTCACCTGACTATGCCGGTGATGTATTTGACCAGTTAAAGGGTCGGTTTTCGAGGAGGAACACTAAGTCACCGGGTGAAGTGCATTTGATATATTTCAGTGATTCGATAGTTGATACGAAGAGAAAGGATATACTGAACCGGAAGCTGAGAACGCTGTATGCTATTCAGAAAGGCGAGGATATTGAAACAGGCGGTATTGCTACGGATGTTGAGGGATTGGGACCCGAAGGCAATATTATGATGCAGAAGGATATTGAAAAAAGCCGGAAGCAGATTCACACAAAGAATTTTAAGGATTGGTTTGGTGATTGGCAGAATGACCCTGAAAACGCAAGTAAGGTAGTGGATGCGGAAGGGAAACCGCTGGTGGTGTATCATGGGACAGGAGATTTTTATAATGATATATTTAAAAAAGGATTGAATTACTTTAGTTCTGCTGATTATGCAACACTTTTTGCCGGATTACCTGAATGGGGGCAAAAACCACAACTTCTTCCTGTTTATTTAAACATCAAAAATCCTTTAGATATAACTGATTTGGGTATCAAGAAAATATCAGCAAAAAAATTTATTAATTATTTAAAGAGTAAAAATATAAAATTAAACGAAGCTCAGGAAGAGGCTTTACTTTCTGATTCGCCTGATGAACCATGGTTTTATCTCAATCGTTCAGGTATGTTTTTAGTAACAAATATTAAAAACGCTGGCTTCGATGGAATTGTGCAACTTGAACGAATTAAAGGGCTTACAGGTTCAAATAAATCTTATATCACATTTGAGCCGACACAAATCAAATCTGCTACGGGAAACAAAGGCATTTTCTCACCTACAAATCCTAATATTCTTCAGCAAAAAGAAGAGTTTACCACAAACAGGAATGTTTATCTGAAAGCATTGCAGGAGGAGGAAATCCGCCTCCAGAAGAGGCTTGAGACGGCTGAATGGAAGATGGATGAAATGAGTGAGTATGATAATGTGTCAAGGCGGTTAAGTGAGGTTAGGCGTGAAATTTATAATGTGCAGCAGGAATTGGCAGGGGTTAAACCGGCTGAACCGGAGTTTGGTGATGACCAGATGAAGTTGTTTGCTCAAACCGACAGGGGAATAAACTACAAGCGTGTCGGCGCTGATTATTTACATGCTGTTTCAAAGCGAATTAACAGAAATATGAAGGACAAGGGTGTAAAATGGCAGGTAAATGAAAATGCTGAAATTGTGAAGGTGCTGAATAAAAAGGGGTATAAATCAATTACCGAGGATGATTCACCCAGAGGTTTCTTTGATATGGATACAAAGATTGCTCACTTGAATGCGGATAAGGCAACAGAAGATACGCCTGTGCATGAGTTCGGGCACGGCTGGCTGGGGTGGATTAAATCAGAGCACGTTGGTTTTTACAAAGCGGGGTTAAAACTGATGAGCGAAGATGAAGCTATGATGGAGCAAATTTTGATTAAATACCCTGAACAGGAGTTTGGAAAACCATTATACGGTGATTACAGCGAAAAAGCACTGAATGAGGGATTGGCTCATTTGATAGGTTATGACGGCGCTGATATCATAAGCGGGATGATTGAGACAGAGGATAAGTTATATGCAAAGAAACAAAGTTGGCTGAGAGAGCTGTGGAATTATATTCAGGAATGGTTTAACGGTATATTTGGGACCCCTGCGAAGCCTGTGCGGAGGATGACGCTGGGTGAGTTCACTAAAATGGCGGCGCGGGACATAGTTGAAGGAACCGGGATAACTGCTGATGAAAAGTTAATGATGAATGCGATAAATGCGGGAAGAAGCCTAAATCTGAGACCCTTCGACTACGCTCAGGGTGTCCCCTTTTCAAGGGGCCAATTTGCGGAGCCGTTTTACAGTCAGTTGGAGCGGGTTGCTGGTGATAAGGTAAGTAATAACTCATCGCCGGAGCAAGTGCTGAAAACACTGCGTAATAACGGCGTGAAAGAGGATGAGATAAAGTGGATGGGACTGGAAGAGTGGATGGGTTCACGCAAAGACGCAAAGGTCGCAAAGAATGAGCTGATGGAGTTTATTGCGAATAATAAGCTGGTAGTGGAAGAGAAGGTGCTGGGGGAAAATAATCTTGCTGGACTAGAAAAACAGTGGGAAAAAGCGGCTAGCGATGTGAATCATTGGGTAAATTCTCCTAAAAATAAAAGGTCTGATAAAGATTTTGAAAAGGAGGAAGAATTAAGGGATATAAGAGATTCGTTACGTGACCAAATTGATGAGTTAAAGACTACTCCAAATCAAGAAACCAAATTCTCACAATGGCAGTTGCCGGGGGGTGAGAATTACAGGGAGTGGTTGTTTAAGGTGGCGGAAATTGAGTATGAAGAGCCTCACTACCATGAAAAGGGAATAATTGCACATGGCAGAGGGAATGACAGAATTTTAACTGATGGTAAAAAAATGTTATTTATTGAGGAGGTGCAAAGCCAGTTGCACCAAACGGGGCGGAAAGCCGGATACGGATTACCTGCAGAAGATAAATTTACAATAGATATTGTCGAAAAAACAGGAGACAAGTTTTACCAAGCATTTGTTGATGGCACTGAATATTTATGGCCTGTTGAAAATCACACTCGTGCAGAATTTAGATTATGGGTAAGAAGTAAAATAGGGGCTGAACGTGTTCCTAATGCGCCGATGAAAAAGACGTGGCATGAGTTTGTACTGAAGAACCTCATCCGTAAAGCGGCGGAGGAAGGGTATGATGCTGTGGGATGGACATTAGGGAAAGACCAGATTGACCGCTATAATGAAGCATTGAGGCAGAATATTGATAAACTTATTTGGTTTAAAAATGCTGACGATAAGGTTAATGTGCAGGGTCAGAAGAAGGGGGTTAAGAGTTTCGATGAAATAATACCACTTGAAGGGACTACCCATATAGCAGGTAAAACGGTTGACCTAGAAGATGTTGTTGGTAAACGGATAGCGAAACAAATCAGGGAAGATATAGCAAAAGATGAGATTGACGGTGTATTTGAAGGTGAGAATCTGGCGATTGGCGGTGAAGGGATGCAAGTATTTTATGATGAAATGCTTCCGAACTTTGTGAATAAATATGTGAAAAAATGGGGAGGAAAGGTTGAAGATGGAGAGGTAAAAACAAAGGAGATGTCCGATGATATGTTTAATAAATATCATCAAACGTATCAAGACGATTACAGAGATTCTAATTTTCAGGGTACTTTCACAAAATGGATGAAAGAGAATCATCCGGATATCAATACAGATGAATATAAGCCTATCCACTCACTTACAATAACGCCGGAGATGAAGGCGGATGTGCTGTATAAGGGTCAGGCGATGTTTCAGAAAGCTAAACTAACCACAGAGGAGCAGAGAAGCAGGCAGATATATACACCGGAGTTTAAGAAGTGGTTTGGGGACTGGGAGAAGAAGGATGCCACAGAGAGCACAGAGGTAAGTAAAGTGGTGGATGCGGAAGGGAAACCGCTGGTGGTGTATCATTATACTTCCGCTACGGTAGATTTTAATAGATTTAAAAGGCGAATGAATGATATTGGCATTCATTTTGGCACTATGGGGCAAGCAAATGATAGATATGCTTATATGAACAACAGAGTTGAAGGTAAAACTAACCAAAGAATATTTCCGGTATATTTAAAGATAAATAAACCATTAAGAATAGAAGATGTTGGTTGGTTTGATGGAGATAATGTAGCTTGGGGATTAAAAGAAACGGGATTATTCACAGAAACTGAATTAAAATATGCACGTTCCCAAAATGCAGGGCAATGGACTAAAAATTTAAGAGAACTTATTGAAAGTAAAGGGTTTGATGGCATGGTTTATAAAAATACTGGTGAGGTTTCCGGTAGCGATGTTCTTAATGAAAAGCGGATGAATATGAACTTGCCCTCAAAAGAGAGGAATATTGCCGAAAAACAATATCAGGAGTTTATAAAAAATAATGCTGAGGATAGTTATATAGCATTTCATCCCACCCAAATTAAATCTGCTACGGGGAACAGGGGCACGTTTGACGCGGGGAATCCGAATATACTGTTTCAGAAGGATGGAGTGCCTCCGCCGCCGGAGGGGTTCAATGTGCGGAAGAACCTTACTATTTCGGATAAGATGTTTGATAAGAACATTGATAAACTGGTGAAAATAGGAGCTAAGGTTATAAGGGATAATCCGGTATTAAGCAGAGAAGGCAGGATTGAGACCGAGGGCAGAAAAGACAGAGCCGGAGGACCTGAATCAACTCCAAAAACCGAGTTTAAGACTATTGTTAACGGATTATTCAGTAATTCAACCAAAAAACCGTTTGTACTGAGTGATGAGCAGGCTGAGAAGTTATACAATGCTTCAGTGAAAAAACTGGCTGATGCGGAGAAAGAGGAAAAGGAAAAGGCTGTAGAATTTGAGAAAAGAACAGAAGAGGTGTTTTCACGCAAGGGCGCAAAGACCGCAGAAGTGAAAAGTGAAAAAGGAGAAGGCACGGTTAATGAACTTCTGAAGGCTGCGGGAATAGGGTTAAGCGGGATGGATAATTTCTTCGAGAAGTTTGTAGGCGGTCCCGTGCGGCGGAAAATCGAGAAATCCATTGATAAGATAGCACTGATACGGAAACTGACTGACCAGTTCGGCACAATTCCCGATAAGGAGGCTTTCAAGGAATTATGGAGTGAGATGAACGCTGGGGTGCAAAGATATAAACAGCTCGCTAAAGAAATAGGTGATTCACTGTATTACCGTAACATAGCGGCAAAAGAGAAGTATTTATTTGTTGAGCAGCGGAAATTGGAGCAGTTAATAAGGGGCGGAGTTAATCAGGGTAGTTATTTGACCATCGAGCCTAACGAGCAGAACGGGCTGAAATCATCTATTCGTATAGACCTGAAAGACCTGAATCAAAGGGCTGAGCGGGTAAAGAAGCTCACAATAGAACTGAAAAAACTGGGTGAGATGTACGAAGTCCTGCCGGTTGAAACATACAATACCAAACTTCCCAGAAAGAGAATCCATGAACTATTAACGGAAAAGGCGCAGTTTGAGGCGGAACTACAGGGATTGATAGGCAAAAGTAAAAAGGCAGAAGGCAAAAATGAAGAGGAAATTGACCCTCTGGTAGATGAAATCAGGGCAAACCCAAAGTTCAGGCCGAGAACGAAGTTTGAGCAAAAGGTTAAGAAACTGGTGGATGAGATTGATATCAGGGACAGGAAGGTTAAAAATTCATTTAAAAAGGGGCAGGAGGGGTATTTCAAGCGGGTATATTTGACCAAGGAGCAGGAGAGAACGCTGAGAAAATACGGATATATAAAGCCTACAAGACTGGATTTAACATCTGCTATGTACAGGACTGATATACCGGTTCGGGTGCGGGTAAGAATGGGCGAGATTTTGACGGCTGCATATCCGGTGGCAAAATCAATTCTGCTTGAAGGCAAGGATATTTCAATAGGCAGGTTCTTTGAGGCGGTGGCAGAGAACCCTGCATGGGCTTCTGAGAGCGCTGTGGAGGGGTGGACAGCGGTGGATAAGAATAATAAGAAGCTGGGTAAGCTAAAAGGCATGTGGGTAGAGCCGGAGGTATGGAAACATCTTGATGAGATTGCAGAAATGAGTAGCCAGGATTACAGTGAGAAATTCCTGAAACAGATAACTCAGATGTGGAAACAGGTGAAGGTGCCGATGAATCCGCCTACTGCGTTCAGAAACTTTTACACAGCGGTTATAATGTGTGATATGTATGGAACAACGATATTTGACCAGATGCGGTTTTTACCGGAGGCAATAAGGGAAATGCGGGGTAAGGGCAAGTATGCAGCACAGCTGGATTTTTTAAGGGGTTCGACGTATGTAGCCGGTGAATTAGAGAAGTTTCTGGATATTTTCGAGGAATATGCCAATAGAGAGACCGGCGGGTGGGATGGCTTCAAAAATCTAAGCAGAACCGGAAAGTTTCTGAAAATGCTGGGATTAGCAACGCTGGTGGATACGCGAGTCGGCAAGGGTGCAAGATGGCTGTATCAGGGTAATGAAGTGCTGTTTAAGACGATATTATTTCTCCATTCAAAGGAGAAGGGGCAGAGTGATTCAGATGCTATAAAAATGGCTAATAAGGTGATGTATGATTACAATGATATTCCCAGATGGCTTCTGCGCTTCCGTGAGAGCATCTTCGGTATGCCGTTTGTGACATGGACATGGAAAACGATACCGCGCATGATAGAGGCTTCTATAACGCGTCCTATAGGCTTCTGGAAGTATCCTGTGATGTTTTATGCTATTACACAGTATGCTTTGGCGGCGCTGGGAATGACAGATGATGAATGGGAGGATATAAAGCGTGATTTACCGGACAGGATGAAGCTGGGGCAATGGATGCTGATACCATGGCGTGACAGGGATGGACAGATACAGCTACTGGATTTAACCTTTATAATGCCTTACAATGATATTTACCAGCTCGCAATATCGGGATATTCACTTGCTACAACAGGGGAATCACCTACAGGCGCGTTTTTAGTTGAAACGCTGGGCAATATAATGATGAATCCTGTTTTCACTACCTCTGCCGAGATAGCAACCAATTACAACCGTTATACCAGACATACCATCTGGAATGATGCGGATAAGCCCGGGGAGAAGTATTTAAAAGCAATGGACTACATTTATAAGATGTGGATGCCCTCCTGGTATCCTGAAATACCGGGAATGACCCGGGGCGGGTATGTATATGATAAATTGAGAAGCGCTATTACAAAACGGCCTGATTATTACGGGAGGGTATTCGATATTGAGCCTGCTGTAACCAGCGCTATTTTTGGGTTAAAGGTTAATCCGGTTAGTCAGATAAAGAACATAGATGATCAGATCAAGAAGCGGAACGGGAAATTAAGTGATTTATACCAAAAGAAAGCTGCAACGCTGAGGGATGACAGTTTAACAAAGGAGAAGCGGTTAGAAAAATCGGCTGAAATTGATGAGGAAATTGGAAAACTCAAAAAAGAGGTTGAGGACTACGAGAAAGAAAAGACTCCTACAAGTTTCGAGGGAATGCTGCTGGATAAGTATATCAGGGAGTTACAGCGGAAACAGAATGAACTGAAAGAAGGGAATCCTGAAAAAGAGCGTTTGGCGGAGGAAATAAACAGTTTAAAGATTGATTTAGATGTACTGGTTCAGGAGCGGTTTGTGCCTGAGCAGATTGGGATAGAGGAGGTTAAACAGAATGTGATTAAAAAGTTTGATTTCAGTAAGCTATTCAAGAGTATTAAGCGTGACATTGAGGAGGGTATAAAGGAAGATGATAATGGTATAATTAAAGAAAACAGGGATTTACTAAAGACAATGAGTGAGAAGCGGGGGGTTCCTGAGAAACATCAAAAGGAAGCATTGGATTTATATTCAAAATTTGATAAATATATAGGACTCCGGGAGAAAGTATACGAAATAAACAAAGTATTCGAGGAATCCGGGTTGAAGCAGATTGATGGGAAATTCTATCAGTATAAGGTATCAGACCAGGAAGAAAAAGACCTTAAAATTGATAAAATGCGGGTTCTGGAATTACTGAGCAACCGGCAATCGGTTATAGAGCGCCAATTCAGGGATAAGAAAATAACCAAAGAAGAGCGTAAAATTCAGAGACAAGCGGCACTGGATGCCTGGAATAAGGTGAAGAAGATTAAGTAAATGCCATGCAGTTCCGGGGAGTTGGTTCCAAAACAAGTTTTTTGAGATAAGTTATTGTAAGTTTATATAATTCTTGAAGGAGAAAAAAATGCGAAAAATAATTTTAATATTAATGCTTTTACTGGCTGTGGAAGTGTATATGGCCGCAGAAGCGTTTGCGCAGCAGGGGGGCACTTATGAGAAATATTTAACGGAGGGGGACAGCACTTTTAATGTTTTTCTGGGTTCACTGCGGGGTTCTTACAAATGGTGCAGGGCTACTGTATGGAATCCGGACAGCACACTCACCGACAGCGCGAGGGTGTACCATGTATCAAAGTTTGATAAACCACCGAAGGACAGCACTTACACGGCGATAGGGTTCAAGAAACTGAGCATAGATACGACACTTCCGCAAAATGATACAGTTTATTACACGGCGGTTTTAGGCCCAACGGAAAGCATAGAAGTGCTGGTATTTATCCCTTACCCCGATGGCCTTTTCTGGGATATGTTTAACACGGTTTATGATGCAACCAGGGCGCTGAGGATTAAAAACAGGTTTTTTAACGAATAATGAGATTAAAGATTTTTATAATATTATTACTCTCCTTCGGCTTCGCTCAGGATGTGAGCACACAGTGGGAGGAGTGGGACTGGTGGGGGAAGGTAAAGAATACGGGAACAGTATATACCGATTTAAATACCAATGACGGTACACGTCCGTTTACAGCTTTTAACGGCCCGACTTATCTGACCTTTGATGGTGTGAATGATTATGCAATGACATCGAATATAAACTGGACTAACTTCAAAAATTCCACCACAGACAGTATATATTTAGAATGGACTATGAAAATTTACCATGAAACATTTGTTCGACAGCAGTTTATTATGGGTAAATTTTACCAGTCACCAAATGCGGGCTGGGTTCTTTGGTATGATGAACCGGGAACGGGAACAAACGCCGTCGGATTCTACATGCTTAACTCACCCTATCCGGCAAAATGTATAATTGCAGTAACGCCGGATACAGGAGTTTTTCATCGTTATCGGGTTTGGGTTAATAATGTTGCTCATACACTGGTTGCAATGAAAGACGATAGTATAACAGCTAATCATGCCGGCTGGACATGGACGGACGCAACCGCCGCAACTAATTTTGGTATCGGAATGATGAATTTGAATCAGTCAGCTGTGCCCGGCCCTATTGGCTCATGGAATTATTTTAAGGGGAGCATTTACGGAATTATTATTAAACACTGGAACGACGGAACAGACAGCACTTTGGCTTATCCGTGTTCCGAAGGGTTAGGAAGTTTTTTATATGACACAGCAAACGGGAATGATACGCTTCATGACAGGACTTATCCGGGTTCCGTTGCTTATGGTTTAACTCATTTACAAATTGGGTTAAAACCAACCTTCCGGCCAACAAATCCTTATGCTCCCAAATGGGTACACGGGACAGCCAAAGGAACTTCGTATTACTCGCCGTTAATTAATTTAACCATGCGTAATCCCAATTTATATCCTCCATCAGACACATTGAATCAGGAGGCATATCAACTCGGCATGGCGGTTATTGGCGATACCATTTACAGCGCCGGGGTAAACACGGATACTGCGGGAGGATTTAAAAATATCCTGCATATAAATAAAATCTTCAGGCAAGGCGGGATATGGAAAGATAACAGCATGGATGTGGGGATTGATAAATTAGTTGTGCAGATTTTTGCAACACAAACAACTGCCAATTCATTATTAAGTAACCGTGTTTTTGCCGGTGGGGATTTTACTTTTAACGGGGATTCAAGTTTGACCCTGAATCAGAATGGACAATTTTACAATGGCGCATGGGACACAATGTCAACGGGTGGTATTGCGAGTTATTGTTATCTAATGAATGCTGCAAATGATACCTTACTTATCGGCACATCTGTCGGTACAAGAGTTTACGGCTGGAATGGAGTAAATTTTACCGCAATGGGTGATTTATCGGCGAAGACTACCGGGATATGGAGCTTATGTTACTTCAACAGTGAATTATATGTGGGCGGTGTAAACGGATTGTACAAATGGAATGGAGCGGCTTGGGATTCAGTTGCAGGCCCTAACGGCTATATTTTTACAATGCAGGTATTTAATAACCACCTTGTTATCGGCGGTTCATTTACAACAATCGGCGGGATAACCTCTAACGGAATTTGTAAATATAACGGCTCAACGTTTAGTGCGATTAATAACGGAATCGGTATAACAGGGCTTGCTCAATCAGTAATAGAAATGACGCTGACAACAGGTGCGGCGGGTGAATATGTTGCTGTTAACGGTGATTTTTATTCGGCTGATACATTAGAATGCGGAAATTTATGTTTGATAAAAACTCAAAACGGGAATCGGTTGTATGTTACAGGTTCGTTTTGGAGCATGAATGGAATAGTATGCAGGATGATTTTTTCTCTGGATGAAAACTGGAATGTTTATCAGGAGGGGTATGGATTTCCCGAAAGGACAGAAGATATTAAAAGGGTAATAATACCATGACAAATTTAATAAATATTGCAATAGCATGTTTGGCAGCAGGGGTGGTGTGGTATATTCATACCCGGATTGATGCGGACTGGTATGGCGGGATCTATGAAGATATTATGCAGAAACTCGGCAGATTTACCGTGCATAGGTTCTGGCAGTGGATATTTGAAGAAGGTGATATCACGATTGCCGGAACACTGTATAAAAATGCAGTAGTAAATTATAGGGTTTTGCACAGTAGTATTGCGTTTGTGATGATGAGTTTACTGTGGTGGTTCTGGTACAGCAATTTCCCCTGGTATGTGCAAGCGGTGGAAGGATTTAGCTGGCTGAGTCTGTTTTACTTCATGGTGTTTGAGATCAGCTATTATTGGCACCGGAAGAATAGGCAGGAAATCAAAAAGATGAGTGAGTGGCGAATTAATCCATATTGGCTTGTAAGATGGTGGTTTTCGGGTCGGTGGATGTTTGCGAAGGAAGTGCCGCCGAATGAGGTGGAAGCGGTTTATGTATTTAACGAGCAGGATTTTAACGCATCAGCATACATAGGAATAACGCTGTGGCTGGTGTGCAAATTAATATATTTGGTATAATGGAAAAAGAAACGGTTCAGGTAATCGCACAGATCGCAGTGCCATTTTTAACAGCTTTATGCGGTGCTTTATTTACTTATTTAATTACGTTAAGAAAACAGAAACGAATTGACAGGGAAAACCTGAATCAGTTTCAACAGCACATGCAGGTTATTGTTATTAGTATCATGGCGTGTAACGGCTTCGGGGAAAGATTCAGGGAATTGTATTATCAAAACTTAGAAATAAATCACCTGACTCCGAAAGTAAAAACTGTTGACAGTCAGTAATGAAAAAGCAGGGTTCGATTGAGGTGTGGCATAGTATCAAGAGCAAGATAACCTTTGTGCCTGATTTACTGGAAGATGACCCTTCGACTACGCTCAGGGCGGGGTTCAGAGGCGGAAGGCACTACGTATTTGAGGGATATATATCGAAGAGCACTTATAATAAGCTGGCGCGGGAACGGAAACTGAATAAATTGGAAATTAACAATTAAAAGGAGGATAATATGGAACAATCAGTTGAATCAACTTTTATTGAACAGCTGGGTTCATATCTTATCGTAAACATCTTCGGGAATCCGCTTTTCTGGATTTCTTTTGTGCTGGTATTCCTGCTGATGGAAGCTCTGAAAATACTCTTCTGGGAAAATGAAAACAGAGTATGGACTGTGAGAAGCAGTTTTTATCCTTACTGGGCAATAGGATTTGCAGCAGCTGCGGGGATATTTCTGGCTGACCTGAATGGCGGGCCGTGGAAGATGCAGTTAGTGAGTCTGATATCGGTTATACTGGCTGTGTTTGTTTTCTGGTACACATTGGGGAGAAGGGTATCGAGGTGGCTGAAAAAACTTGCTAATGATAATATTGAAGGTGTGAATATAAATCCGGAAAAGCTGAAGCCATAAAAAAAGGACACTTTGAATAGTGTGTTTTGAGATTATCTATTTCAGTGTCCAAATGTCTGCAGATTGAATATTCATGTGTAAATATAATATGAAAATTCGTAAAAATCAACATTTTTTAACAAATGACCAATATAGCTCAAAAATGCCCTGTTTGTGACGGTGAAGGAAAATTGAAACCTAACAAACAAACTACATCAATGTGCGGAATAACTTGCTATGGTTGTGGTTCCTCAAAATGACGGAGAAGTAAATTTTGGTTTTCCTGTGTATGTAGATTATGGAGATATGATTTATTTAAAACAAAATTTCAAAACTTAATGGGTCCTGATGCGAATCGGGATTGAAGAATGACAAAATTTAATTTCAAGCTGTGGTTCTTTGTGGCGGTGGTGCTGCTGGGGATCACGCTTTTTTGTGCTTTCAAGGGATGCTTCTGTCCCGAGCAGGAATTTACTCATCTGCAGGCTGATAGTTTGTTAAAGGAACAGGCTGCGAAATATCAGGATTCAATGAAAATGAGGTCGGACACTAACTTTGTGCTGAGAAATGAATTAAGGAATCAGGATGCAGAGATCGCGGAACTGAAAGCTCAGGGGGTGGTAATAAAAACAGTTTACATCGAGCGAAATAAAGAGATAACTGTGAGCGACCCTGACAGCGTGTTTAAGGGGGTTCAGGCGGCGCTGGAGGCGTTTGATACGGAGACCAGGTATGATTCAGTGTCTTATGCCCGGAACTACATTTTTAACGGTGTCCAGGTGAAAAAGACAGCGAAGATGATAAACCGGAATAATTACCTGACGGAAGAGAACGGGCTATTGAAACAGGAAATAAAGCTGAAAGATGATAAGGTAACGCTGTGGCAAAAATCGGCTGAAATAAGTGAGCGCAGGGTAACGGATTGCATGAACTCGAACAATCTGAAAGACGAAATAATAAAGAAGCTGGAAGATACTCCGGCGCCGGTTCAGAACAGGCGGGTATGGAAGGGTGCAGGACCGTATCTGGAGCATTCCTCAACTATAACATGGAAGGAGCATAATTTTGAATTCGGTGCTACAACGGGGCTGAATTTTGGTGTTGTAAATGTGGATGTAAAAGCGGGATACGATGTAAATTTGAAAGATTTCCGGCTGAAAGAGGAAGTTGTATATTATCCGATAAGGTGAGGGGGATAAAATGATAGAATTTAATTTGCTTTCGGTTTGGGTGCCTATTGTTGTTACGGTGATTGTATTTGTAATATGGCTATGGATTATGAAGCAGGATGATAATGATATTCCACTGGGAAATTTACTGATTTTCCCTGCAGGGCTTTTTGTAATGGCTATGATTTGGGTGATTTGGTTTATTTTACGTGAAATTTTCAAATAATTTAAATATGGATACAATAATTCCAACAAAAGAAGAACGCCATTTACAGGGTTTACGGGATAGATTTGCTTCTGTAAGAAAAAGATTTCTGGATTGGTTCGGACAAACTGAGCCGCACTGGGATAAAGCAGCGGAGGATAAAGAACCTTTTGAAACACTGCTTGAACGCTGGGAAAAAATACTGAATCACAAGCCTACATCTTTCCCGAGTGTTCACGATTCGAGTGCTTTTAAACGGTTTGAGGCAAGAGCAATCAAAGAGGGAATAATTAAGGAATAAATATCATGTATAAATACGGAAACTTTACAGTTATTAAGGACCTCGGCACACGAATAGTGGGAAAGATGTTTGATAAAAGGATAAATAAAACTTATCCTCATCATGTTAGATTTTATTTAGTCCGGTGTGTCTGCGGAGCTGAGAAAGAAATACAAGCAGGGAATTTAAAATCGAAAAATTCAACGCGATGTAGAAGTTGCGCGAATAAGGATAATCAATATAACTTATTACATGGAATGTGGGGAACACCTGAATATCGTTCATGGAATCAATTAATCCAACGTTGCACTAATCCTAAAAATCCAGCTTATAAGAACTATGGAGGTCGCGGTATAGAGGTTTGTGATAGATGGTTAAATTCATTCCAGAATTTCTTTGACGATATGGGTGAAAGACCAAAAGGAATGTGCATTGAGAGAAAAGACAATGATGGTAATTATGAACCAAAAAATTGTAGATGGGCTACGAAAAAAGAACAGGCTAATAACAGAAGAAAGAAATATTCTAAAGCAATTTAAAATTTAAACAAATAAATCAATGTACCGATACACTTTCATAAAATACGGTGATGATTCACCGGCGGTGAGGGAATATCAGGAGAGGTTAATCGAGCTGGGATATGACAAATGTTTGGTTGGCGGGAAAGTCAAAACGCTTACGGCTGATGGAAAATATGGTGATATTACATGTGCGGTTACGGAAAACCTGCTGGCAAAGCTGGTAGATGTTATCTCAGTAGAGTGGGTAAAACAGAAGTTTCCAGCGGCAGAGGATTGGTGGTTTGAAATTAATGGTAAATTAGTTACTCCCGCACTGGGAGCGTTTCTGGAACGAGTGGAGGAACTCAGTGCATGGTATAAGCAGAAGCTCCCTGAAATCACCGTAGAAGTGCCCAAGGAAGAGACTGGAGAGCCTCTGTGGAAGAAGCTGGGCAGGATGGTGGTTGAATTGGCTAAAGGTGAGGTTGGGGTGAAAGAAAAGGGCACTACAAACACAGGTAAGCGGGTGAACGAGTATCAGGATATTGGAAGCTGCGGCGAGGTGAAGAATGGGGGGTCGCCATGGTGCAGTTACTACGTGAAGTGGCTGTTTAGGACTATATTGAAATTACTGGGGATGAAGGATTTATTTGAGTGCGGAGGTTACACTCCCTATGACCGACAGTGGGGGATTAAGAAGGGTATAGCGGTTAAGTATCCGGATTGGGATGATATGGTATTCCCGTTTATATTCTTTATTTACGGCGCTTCCCGGGGCGATGTTGTGCATACAGGGATAGGAATAGCAAGGTCGGGTAATAATATTGTTACAAATGAAGGTAATACTAATGCTGCAGGCAGTTCAAACGGCGGTGAGGTGGCTAACCGGTTACGGGATAAGAGTCAGATGTATTATATAAACAATGTTATGAATTTGTATAAATAACACGCTAATTACGCTAATTTTCACTAATTAAAAGAAAGTTCCTTTCAAAACTGCTACCCAAAGCAGACTACCCGCAATGGAGTCCCGGTGTATGAGTTAGCATCGGGACTTTTTATGTGCAGAGAACAATTTCAGGAAAAATGTATTATATTTGTAATTGTCAGGCCGTAACCCTGACATCCTTACTGCACTAAGGATTACACATCAATCTAACCTATCAAAAATAGGACAGGCCTCAATAAACAACGGCGGATTGATTTTTTACTTCCGCCCCGTTAGAAATAGCGGGGTTTTTTAATTATGGTTTTCTTTCCGTTCGGATACGCTGGAGTGATTTTCTGGCTCTTACAGGATTGGAAAACTGAACCATGCAACGGAATCCTTTCCACGTTTCCATTCTTTTGTCTCCAACATGAGAGGGAACAACTGCATCAAATATTTTCTGAAATACTTTCTCTTCTTTAAGTTGTTTATCAATAAATGCTAAAATTCTCAGTTTTACGAAATAATTATATTTTTCCATGAGATTATCCTTTCTAATAATATAAACGAATAAGCGTGACATCCCTACATATATATCTGCTCTTAATAGTTGAAATTTTGCCACCGTGAAGCCGTGATTTTTGAGAATACCCTGAAACGGTGAGAATAATTCGGAACTGATATACAGTATATTTGTATCAAATTAAATAAGGCGTAAGGGACATGAGAAATCAATTAATCATAACAGACATCACGACAAGCGAGTTTTATGCCCCGTTGGGAGGTCAACACATCTCCAAATACAGGCAACTGTACCACAAGATTGTTCCCTTACGCCAAACCAACGGGACATTTATTTCAACAAATCCAACTCTTTTCATTATTAATTCTTAACATTTTATTTATAGAATAAACAATTAGTTAACACCTTTGCATAATATAAATCGAGAAATAATATATA